ATGAAATGGTTCTTAGTTGTAATGGCCTACATCCATGCAGGTGGACAGGGTGGAGTAGGGGTTGACGTTGAAGTCAAGGAATTAAAAACGATGGAGGAGTGTATCGCAGTAGGAAGGGCGTTACATGACATAGGAGGGAAGAGCATCCGGTGGAAGTGTACTCCATTTGATCCTTCACTGCTTAATAAGGATAAGCTCTAAGGTCACTTAAAGATATCTTATCGTTCTTTCTGCATGTCAGGGTATTAATAAATTAAGAGGAATAATCGGAAATGAGTGATTATGGAAAGGTGGCATTCGCGGTCATATTATCCGCAATTTTTGGCGCGACTGCTTATATGGTTGTAGCCCCTAAATATTCGATATCACCATTAATGAATGGGGCTGTCGCAAAATTGAATACACGGTCGGGTGCTATTCAAGTTTGTCTTGTAAAGAGAGTGCCTGATTCCGGGGAGAGATTTTATGAAGTGAAGTGTGGTAAATTCAACGAAACAAAAGAAAATTAAAAGGGCCTAACAGTGCTTGTAAATCACTACAACAGGCCCTGAAAAATGAAGAACGGTTTATTGACTATGCAGGAATTTTGTCCCCCTTCTGGCCTTCCTGCTTAATTTCCATCCAGCTGTCTATTACCAACCACTCTCCACAAGGTCCAACGGATCGCCCAAAGATGCACTGCCCAATGTAAGGCAGGCGAACAAAGACAGTGTTTGAGGTGATCTCAAAGACAAAACTACGAATTTGTACGTTCATTACTTAATCTTTTCCTGTTCTCATTGATGGTCTCTAACTGACTTGGGAAAGATAATTCGTGAAGATGTGGTCGTCAATAATAAAAAGCATTGTTTATCAGTAAGTTAATCCATGTGTGGAGTATGTTTTCTACTGGCCCAGTTCCGGCACTCCATTCTTGAACAGGTCCATGAGGACCGTAAGGCAGATATCAACCCGATCCCACCTAAGGCCAACTTGGATTTGGATCAGGTCTTGGAGTCCGACTTTTTCTTTGCCTAACCTTCTCCGCACTAGGAGATAATAGGATTCAACAACTGAACAAAAGGAAACATACAATGAACAGTGAACTCTCTACCTTCAACTTCCTCACCCACAACATCCGCGTAGTCACTATTGATGGCGACCCGTGGTTTGATACACGTACTGTAATGAAGCCTATTGGTCTTAAAGGTTATCCTTCTAATTATCTTCAACGTTTGAACTGTAATGAGAAAAAGGTAATCACTCGTGAACACTTTGCGAGTGAACTGTTCTTACACGCACCACTTTGTTAAGCTCGGTCGAGAGGAACGTATTGCTACAGGTTTGGCAGGTAGCAAAGGGCGTCACACCGTGATCTCCGAAAGCGGCCTCAGATATAACTTGGGCACTTGGCGCTCTCCCCAAACCCACGTTGGGGACATCCCGCCTGGATGGTGACCCGTGGTTCGTGGCGGCAGATGTTTGTCGCGTTATTGGGTACGCACTATCACCTCTAGATAAAACTGAGATTACCACTCGCCGGATGAGTGGTAAACGCGGTGCCTCACCGAAGCTCATCTCCGAAAGTGGCTTGGCTCAGGATTTCAGCCCTGATTGATTAGTTCTACTATGTCACTTTGGTATGCCAGCTTTTCGACGATGCCTAAACCCTTTGCGTAAAAGATGCCTGTGGAGTTTATCATCTCTGTATGGTATGCCTGTATGGTAAATATGTATGGTAGCTAAAGCTGATGCCTTTGAAAAGACAGGCATAAGTTATTGTTTTAAAATAAAAAACCCCACGAAATTAATCGCAGGGTTTTTAATGGCGGATGGCTAGGGATTCAAATGTAGAAATGTTACTTCTTAATATATTGATTTAATTGAATTATTAAAATTGATGTGTCCCGTTTTGTGTCCCGTTTTGTGTCCCAAGGGATTCAATATTTTTAGCCATATTTATGGCCTCCATCAACATTATATCATCGCTTTGTCTGGCATCATATTCTTGTTTCAATCTTTTGAAGATAGGCAGGTACGCCCGTCCGTGCAATTTGACAATTGCAGCCGCAACGCCAAGAGCCTCTTCAAGCTCCTGCATAGATACGTTTTGGCTGCAATTATCAATCATGGTTTAAAGACCGAGTTTATGAACAGGGTTGTTTTCGTCAAACGAATTCACGTCGTCGATATAGCCCTGCGTCGTGTCAGTATTTTTGTGTCGAAGGTGACGAGATACCCGAATAAGGGATGCGCCGGATTTGGCTGCTTCCGTTGCGCATCCCCGGCGTAAGGAATGGCCGGCTACATTTTGGGGATCAATCCCAACGGTCTCAGCAAGTTCTTTGATGATCCGGGCAATGGTCGCGCCGCTTATGCCGCGTTTGGTGATGGTGTAACCAAACGGGGATGGTGCGAGGGATCGGAAAATAGGCCCAGTCTTTACGCCTGACAGGGTCAGCCAATCGAATAATGCGCGGATCGGGCAGGTTTCTTTATGTGTGCCCCACGGAATATAAACGGTTTGGCCTTCGCCGGTCGTGTCTGTTTTTGCCTTGCGAATGGTAATTTTAATTCCGTCGTCTGTAGGCGCAATATCTTCGAATTCCAGATTGGAGATCTCACTCCGGCGCATGGCCCCTGCGAAGCCGACTAAAATAAATGCCTTGTTACGTTTTGAGATCAGTGTGTCGGGCAGGTTGACAACCATGCGGGTCACTTCTTCGGTGGTCAATGCATGTTTGCGTTTTGGTTTGGTACCAAATTCCCGGCGTAGCTTTTTTATAAGCAGCTTTATCTTTGGCGTATCCGCTGGGGATGCCATGTTGTTTATTGCGTGGAATTTGTGGATTGCGTTTTTGTGATGGATGATCGTATCCACGCACCGCCCTTTCTCTTGCAGTGCCTTTAAGTATGCCTCAACAGTTTCGACTGAGGCAGGAAGGGCGTCGCGTTCCCATATATTGCAATAAGCGGTGAAAACCCGAAAATCCGATTGATAACCTTCCCAAGTTGATTCCGATAGTTCCCCGCCCGGTAAGTTTTCTGCACGCTCTAACAGGTCATCAAAATTTAGTTTTTCTGAATGTAACATTTTGTCCTCCTGTTCCTTGGTAAATTGACTAATTAAAGGCATTGGTTATTGAGCGTGGTTTGTGTTTGAAAAGGGTTATATCTGGACGGTGGTTTCTGGCGGGGTTGGACACATGATGTCAGTAAAGTGCGTGTGATATTCCGGCCATTCTGTATCCAATGGAGAGCCGCAATACGGAGCTTCAATAATGGGGAATTTCCACCATAATTTGTCGCCCATATCTTCATGCCATTCGTCGATATGTCGGCACTCATTCGCCTTGCGCAGTTCATCCAGTTCGCGCTGCTGTTGCTGCAAATGGTCCAAAAGAAAAAGAATTGTTTCTTCTGCGAAGGCCATGTTTATTTTTGGCTGGGCGTAAGGGTATTGCCTTAAGACGCCTTCTCGAATTTGTTCAAACTTATCCATTGTCCCCTCCTGTGATGGGTTGGTGTAAAAGGGTTACGTTTGCGTTGTTGAGACCTGGGAAATATCTGTACCAGGTCCGAACAGGGGGCCGTGGTCGAAATCGTCAGGATTGAAGTTTGTAAAAATGACTTCTGGCTTTGTTGTACTTGCGCATGTAACAACAGAAACATCATGCCGGATCCAATCGGATAAGATCTCATCGTAGACGGTATCCACGCCCATGGTCAGAATGACCTTTGCGTCACATTCTTTTAAACGGTTGGCCAAATCTATTTGGCGTTGATCGGGCATTTTTACTTTGTAACGGAGTCCAACCTTTCCAGGGTATGGTGGATCTACAAATAAAATGCATTCCGGTGTGTCGTAATCGTCAATGATCTTGAATGCGTCATCTTTACGGATGCAGACGCCGCGCAAGCGTTCAGCGCAAGCTGTAAGGCGTTCTGGCAATCTTGCCCATGCGATTTCAGGGGCTACAGTTGAACCTTTTGACCAACGAAAGCCCGTTTTGTGGCAATCGCCACCACGCCCAAACCAGCTCTCAATTAGGAATGCCCAAGCCTTTTCTATTGGGTCGGTGGGTGTTTCACTTTCATAACGTGCGGTCAACTCTTGCTGTGCGAATGGTGTCATTTCCACCATGCTCAGAAGTTTTTCAGCTTGGCCGGATCTTAAAACTTCAAAGAGGTTTGTCACTTCGTCGTTAAGATCGTTCATGACTTCTCTTGCGTGACGTGGCTTTTTCAACGTCACGATGCCGGACCCACAGAAAACATCTACCCATGTATTCGGGCCATCAGGGATTAAGGAATAAATGCGCTTTGTCATTCTATCCTTTGATCCGTAGTAATTTACTGGTCTGCCAATTTTGCTCATGTGTTTATTCCCTGTGTGTGATCCAGGTCTAGGGTTACGATTGCACATCTGGATTAAGGCGTGGAAAGGCGGCGTTATCCTCTGCAATGGCCTTTGCTAACTCTCTTAGGGCTGCGTAAGTGCGGGGGCTTTTCCCCCCGCCGGGGTGGGGAATGCAAAATTCTACCGATGCAGGGCCATTTTCATCATGGATTGGTACGCCACGGCCTGTGCCGATTGATATGACAACATCTTGATCTTCCTCAATTCTTATTGATAATGATGTATGGGGGTCCATATCCCCCTTGCGCCGTATTCTCATGTGCTTTTTCCTTACGTATGAGCCTGTCGGCTCTGTGATTTAAGAATGTCGTCTACCTTCTGGATGCGTTGGCCTATCCAGTGCATAACCGGAACTGCCATGCTGTTGCCGAGGGCTTTGTATCGTGGGCCGTCCGGGCAATCCGCAGCGGGTTTTCCTCGATATGGAATTAAGGTGTAATCGTCAGGAAACCCTTGCAGGCGCTCGCATTCTCTCGGAGTAAGGCGGCGAACGGCGTTTGCGTTGCGGATAGCTTGATAACCTTGCCCTGGCTTGCCGCCTGCGCAGCCAAGGGCTTGCGTTGTGACAGTTTCACGGATATAGCCAGATTGACTTTCAGATACAGAAACAGGCACCGCCATATTGCCACAAGCTTGGTCAACACTTAGTCCACGGTCGCCGCAAGTGAGAACGGCTAATTGACCGCCCCCGTTTTGTCTGCCATTTGCGGAATTCATCGATCGCATAGTTGGTGTGACGTTGGTTTGAACGTCATTGCCGTAATCCTTGCAGGAAAAAGCGATTACATCCGGGGCGCGGTCTGCGCATGGTGAGCCGTCATACCTTGCTGATAGAGTGCGAGCGATGTCAGGAACAAAGAGACCAGCCCCGCCAAGAGCATGTTGATCTTCCAGCCCCATCTTGTTGCCAAAAGCGGCATTCAATGTAGGCGCTACGTCAGCAGGCCACTTTCCATGCATCACGCCGATTCCCAATTGATTGCGGATCGGTCCGTCTTTACACCTGGTATCCAAAGTTGGTGCTAAATCGGTGTAGCGACTTCCAGAAGGGCCTGTTTCAAAAGCGGAGGCAATTCTCTTTCCCTCTTCTCGGCTCGGCGGAGAATTCCTGCGCAGGCTTTCGCGCTCAAAAAGTACCGCTGCGGGAGGTCGCCAGTCTCCAAGATATCCGATAAGAAAGACACGTCGGCGGCGCTGTGGAACTCCGAAGAACTGAGCGTCAAGAACTCTGTAGGCGAACCCATACCCGAGTTCTTGAAGCCCCCCGAGAATGGAACCAAAATCCCGTCCTTTGTTTGCTGACAAGACGCCGGGGACGTTTTCCCATACCAACCATCTGGCCCCTTTTCGTTCAGCAAGCCTAAGGTATTCAAGGGAGAGGTTGCCACGGTCATCATCCAGTCCGCCTCTAAGTCCTGCAATGCTGAAAGATTGGCAGGGGGTGCCTCCGACAAGAAGGTCAATTGCTCCATATTGCTTTTCCTTGATCGTTGTGAAGTCGCCATGCAAAGGCACGTCAGGGTAATGGTGAGAAAGGACGGTCCGAGGAAATTCTTCAATCTCTGAAAAGAACGCAGGTTTCCAGCCCAACGGGTGCCAAGCCACCGTTGCTGCTTCAATTCCACTGCATACGCTTCCGTAATTCATTGCTGTTTCCTCTGTGGTCCCGCTGGCGGGAAATCCTTACTTGTCAGGCTGTTTTCTCTGTAGGTATTCGTCGCGCATTTCTTCATATAGATCACGCTGTCCACACTTGAGGCGGAAGGCGGCTATAAAACCTTGCCGCCAACCATCTGCCCACGAAGCGTCTTCAGGTTTCTTTTTCATGGCTTTTCTCTTGAATGAGGCGGTTTATTATTTTGGAACGATGTTCCCAAAAAACTTGATCATCTTCGCACAAGCATGAGTTTTTCCAGTGAACCTCTGCCACCTCCTGGGAGGGAACTTCAGGGTACACATCCAGGATGTAAAAAAGCTCTTCGCGTGTAATCATTTCTGTTTGTTCCTTACTTTTTGAGGTCTTCCCCCAGTTCGGGGGCTAAATCGTTTACGAGCCGGATAAAGCGAAGGTCCATTTGGTGTTTCGCTCGTATCAGGTCTTCTGCAATCAGCTTCTTGCGGGCTTTTTCATCTGCCAATGCGCGAAGCTGTTTAATTTTGTATTGAGCGTTACTAATAAAGTTAAAGCTGCTGGTGTCTGACATCCCAAGAGCCTCGGAAATCTCGGTTTTCAGATTGTGAAGCTGCATTTTCATGCTTGGGTACTTATCAATCAGGGCAAGCTTTTCGCCAATATCATCGCCAAATTTCCTGCGCAGGGTGTCGTTATGTTTCCACCGGTCAAATTCGCGGGGCTGTATTGGTTTGGCCTGTGACATGCGTTTTTCACCGCCCATAAGCAGCTTTAACAATACGTTGCTGTCAATGGTGCAGGGAGAAAGGGTCGGCTTCTTAACCGTATGCCACATGCCCTCTCCGTTATACGTGATCAAGCCACAACCGTCTGGAAGGTCGTTTTTGGTGACAAGTCCTTTGGGAACGGCAAAGACAACTCCATAGCTGAAATCAAGGTAGGCTTTCCATTTGGCCTTGGTCACGTCACTGCGGAAATCAGAAAGGGACACTTTGACTTCATACGTGATGGGGTTTGGCTGTGTGAAGCTCTTACGCATCACCAGAACGTCAGGACGTACAGAACCACTTGGGCCAGCCGGAACGTTTTCCCACACCATGCGGTCCTCGGCCTTGAGGTGTTGGGCTAAGTTATGCGCCAGTTCATCATGATCGTATTCGGTCATAGTGAAATCCTTACGGTTTGGGTGGTGGTGTCAGGTGGGGGCGGAATGCGATTTTCTTGTGTTCCGTTCCAAGTAATCCAGTAATAATCTTTGCTGCTTCACGCTTGGAACGAGCGTTCGGCAAGATGCGGTGAAAGGGAACTTGCTCAAGAACGTCTTCCACTGTGTCAAAAACAGCTACATCATGGATGACGCCCCAAATACTATGGCCTTTACTGTAGCCTTTGCGCAGTTCCACTTTGCGATCTAGACGCACGAATTTTGGGGAAAAGTTTCCGACGGCATTGCGGACTTCCCAGCCCTTGGTACCAATATCAAAGGCATCCCAATGCTCAGTGATTAACGGCACAAATAAACGGTCCTGTTTCACTTCTGAAATCTCCTTTACTTAATCGCTATCGCCAGTGCCATTGCACATGTAGCAGGTTTCATAACCTTCGCTTATTAGGTCGCCTTTGTATGATGAAGTGCTGTAAACCGAACCAGACCCACGACATGCAGGGCACACGTCTTTGGCCTGAGATACTTCAAGGCATTCCTTGTGAACCAAGTTGCCGTTTTCATCAGTGGCGGTTTCTTCATTTGAAAAGATACCCATTGAACAAAACTCACAGCATGACACGGTTCTTTTTCCTTACGAAAGTTAGTTCTGTTACCCCTTAAGCCCCGATGGTCGAAACCAAGCGGGGCTTTTTGTTGGTGCGAGGCGTTAGGATTCAACCTTGCCAACGTGAACGGGCAGTTCTGTGTCTTCTTCAACCTTTTTGACGGCATCATCGAATGCGGTATCAAACGTTTGATCCGTGCGATAAAGTTGATAGGTCCACGATATGCTGCCTGCCTTGACGCGATAACGCAGGCGAACAGGGATGCGAAAGACATCGCCACTGTTAAAGACGGGGATATTGATCAGGAACATATTGGGCACTTTAATTGGTGCGCCTTGGTCGTCCTTGTGTTCATGGCTGAATTGCAGTTGTGTCTCGCCGGATGCCAGCGTGTGGGCTTGGTGAACTTTTTCTTCCACATTGATTTTTAAGCCTTTGGATAGCTCCATAAGCTTCTGAGGTCCCGCGAGGTTTCCGCCGATGCGTTCCAGTAACATTTTGAGGTGGGTGTCTGCATCGCTGTCGTCTTCGTTTTCGTTGTTTAGGACGGGCGGAACTTCGACATCACCGATCCGGTCTTCCAGGAACTCCGCGAATTCAATGAGGGTCATTGATTGACCATCTAGGTCCATCCATGCCTTCCATTCATCCGACATGGGGAAAGTGTAAGTCACTTTGTGGTCACCGTTTCGTGGTTGACCCTTGAATGTCTTTTTATGGTAATCAATGACAGCCTTTAGAGACGGTTTTTCGCGTGAGTTGTCTGCAAAAATGATACTGTCTTCATCTTTGAAACGGTTTACATGATTGATGAAGCTGTCCAGCGTCAACATTTGGGCCGTGCCTGTGCGAAAGTCAGGGGCGGTCTTATATTCGTCCGTAAATTTTTTAACACTTTGGGCAGTCATGCCGCCGATGCCGTCTGGAAGGATCAGGATTTCCGCTTCCTTCTGGTCTGTGTCGCCTTTTACCTTGATGGTTTGAGGCTTGAAATATTTGATTGCAATTTTGCTGCCGACTTCGGCTTCTGAGATAGCTGTATTTGTTGGGGTGTCCATTGAATGATTCCCTTTGGTTAGAGGTTAGGCTTTACGAACGGGCTGCGCGCCGCCTTCGATTTCTTCGAAGATATCGCGCTGTTTCGGGTTGCTGCGAGACAGGTTGTTTTCAGGCGTTGCCCACATCATTGAGCGTTCGCGCTTGGGTTCCGGCGTTTTGGTTTTAAGGTCCGCCTGTGTTTCGATCACGCCGCCCTCAAGTTTGTAGTCAATTTTGAGGGTCAAGGTCCCTTTGGCGCTGCGTGCACCGTCCTGAATAGCGTTGTTCAGGTCACCGATAAGGTCGCGTTGCTTTTCGGTGAGATCGTGTAGCAATTGTCCGTCTTCCATAACGGCAATGGCATCGGTGAATGTGCGGATTGTTGCGTCGCTCATTGATTTAAAGTCCTTTCATGGGTTGGATTAATCTGCGCAATAGGCGCACTTTTGTACGCCGGGGAGGGCTTGGCGGCGGCCTTCGGGGATGGGGTCGTCGCAGTCTATGCAGGTTGTGGCGGATGGGCGTTGGCTGGTCGATCTGTCCAGTTGTGCCATTGCTTGCATAAGGTGCAGGCGTTCGATTTCCTGTGCGCGATCGGCGATATCCATTAGACGGCCTCCCGCGCGTGGGTTTCGTGGGATAGTTCAACGAAGCGTTCGAGAAAAAGCATTTTGGCCTGATGGGAACGCAAGGGGTGGATTTTGCGCCCCATTGGGACAATGTTGTCCAGAATTGCCCAGTCCTCGGTGACGTTGGGCATGAGGTCACGTTTTTCGGTTGCCAGCATAACTAGGTCTGCATGCTTGATAGCGTGCGGGATTTGTTCGGGTAGGCCGAAGCGCGCAAAGATGGCTTTTTCCACGGATTTTTCGATTTCCTTGTAATCGGGCAGCAATGTTTTGAGGGGCATAGAGACATCACCCACATAGGCCTCTGCCGCGTCATGCATCAAGGCATGCAGGGCGTGTTGCGGATCCACAAGGTACGAGGCCAACACACAGTGTTGCGCCACGCTGTAAAACTGGTCCGTGTGCCCAGTGAAACGGCAAATTTGCGACAAAGAGTGGGCAATGTCGCCCAGTCGGATTTCAGATTTTGCGGGATGGGCAAAGAAAAACTGCTTCCCCGCATGAGTGCTGACATAAGGCAGTGCAGTCATGGTTGAACCTTTCTTAACAGGCGTTCGATAAAGGAGACGGGCGCGTACACCCGTTGTTTGCGGCGGCGATGGTTTAAGGCGATTTGCACCGCGCAAGCTTGGTTGTAGGCATCGTCCAACGCGCCATGTGTGTTTTTGCGCCCGGTCAGGTTTTCAACGCGGGTTTTGTCGGAAAATTCCCATTGAATGCAGTCCCGGCTGCATTTGATGCGCCAATAATTATCCCCCCATGGTGGTTTGATGCCGAGTTCATCGCATGCGTTTTTAAGGATCGGCGCATCAAAATCTTTCCCCTGAAGAAAGATGAAACTTGGCTTGTGGATTCTGATTAAATCGCTTGTCAATTGAATGGCGGTGCGCAGGGTGTGTCCATTGCCCGGTGCCGGGTTTGCAATGGGTGTGCCGGATGTGGCGCGCCAATCCAGTGTGTCTTGTTCGATATGCAGGTGTCGGCGTTTATAACTGTCTGCATAGATATCAAACTGCGCGGCGTGTCCGCTTGCGACCATGCTGTCCAATGATGGAAGCGGTGCGCGCGTGTCAAAAAAGACAATGCCGATTTGATCAAATGCGGCGGTGGGTTTGCGCGAAAGCGTTTCAAGGTCAAGCGTTGCGCAGATATCTGGTTGTGTCATGTCTTGGTCTTCCATCAAAAAAGGGTTAAGAGGGCGGCTCGGGTGGTTTTGGCCCGGATGAGGGTGAACCGGGCCAACGGGCAGGGGAGGTTTGCCGCCCTCTTAGGTGTTGAGCGTCTGGTCATCGTCTTGGCGCTCAACACCTAAGAGGGGTGCTAGTAAATCGGGCTGGCTGGCTTTCTTGCTGTTCGCCCGCCCGATATCGCGGTTTTTCTTCCAAATCTCGCGCAGGTCCGGTTGGGGGATTGGGCAGTCCGTATCCGGTCTGTTTTGGTGACCGTCGGACATGCCCAGTCGGATGGTATGAAAGACCGCTGCCGCCCGGTTGCCCTTGCTGATCAGGCGGGTGATTTCGTGGGCAAGGGCGGTTCGGTCTTCCACGTGGACGTGGCGATTGTGCGGTGTCGTTTTCATGCGCAGGCAACCTTTTTGGCGGCGTAATCGACGGGCAGGAAATGAACCATCATATTTAAAAAGGTATCGTATGCTTCCATTCGCCCGATCTGTGGGATGCTGTAGTTCTTCGGTTCGACGGTTGAAGCGATTGGAATGTTGAAATCGCGGATTTCAATCGCAGTGATGTTGTTTTCCGCCTCTGTAATGACCTTTTGCAAGTACGTTGGGACCGGGTAAATCAGGTCAAAACTTGTAAAAATTGCCTTTTTCAAGGCGTTGCGGATTTGGTCGGGCACTGGCGTTTTATGGGACAGTGCATTGGCGAATGCTGCCGGTTGTTGCCCCATGTATGCCTTGTGCGCATCGTGTAACAGGGCGGACAAGGCTAGATTAGGAAACTGTTGCAGGCTGTCTGGATAGTGCTGCGCGATATAGTCCAGCACATACAGGCTGTGTGTGGCGCACGATATCGGTTCCTTATCCAACGGTGTTTGTCCGGCCCAGCGGTTTGTGGTTGCCATGCCAACGCAGATATCGTGGATGGTGATATCGCTGGCTTTTGGGTCCAGTAGGTCTATTTTGCGGCCTGACAGGCTCACGAAATGGCGGCCCGCGGTTTTGGTGGTGTTGATGGTATTCATGCCTCATCCTCCCTATTCTGCCGCCAAGGGCATGTTGTGGGCGTTTACGGTTTCGCTTTCGGCTATGGCGCGAACCACGTCGATCACACGCTTGCGGATAACCGGGTCGGTGAGTTTTGAGAATGTGCGGACAAGTTCCAGCGTTTGACGACGGTGCAGCGTCAAATGCTCTTCGGGGATGTCGCTTTCGGCGGTTTCACCTTGATACCCGGGGAAGGCCTCGCGCACACTTGGGGGCATGTCTTGGAAGAAGAAAGAAACCGGCACGTCCATCACGTTGCCAAGCAGCCAAAGCTTGCTGGCGCTCACGCGGTTCGCCCCGCGTTCGTATTTTTGGATTTGCTGGAATGTCAGACCGATGCTTTCGCCCAATTTGCCCTGCGTCATTCCCAAAAGAGTGCGGCGCAACTTAACGCGTTGCCCGACATGAACGTCAACCGGATGAGCGATATCACTGCCGCGTGTACCGGGAAGGGGGTGTTTGTTGTGTGTCATGGTGGGTGTCTCCTTAAAAAAATCAGTCCCTACCGCCGATCCCCCGACAGCCGGACTGTACGGGGGTAAGGAGAGACGTTCCTCGCAGAGTTACTTGTGAATTGCCGGTTTTTTCTCAGCGGCTTGGCGGAGGTAATCTGCGAACTCTTTCAGTTCGTGCGGTCTGCCTTGTACCTTGAAGCCACCCCACTCAACGGCGGCGATGGTCGTGCCGTCTTCATATTTTGTGGAACGGATATTTGGTTCCATCATGGGGGCTTGGGTGTCGGTTGTTGTTACTGAGATGATAAGATGTGACATATCTTGATCTCACTTGCTTATTGCGGTTACGAGGGCGTGGAAGGCCTTGATTAAAGGCCATACGAATTTATGAAAAAGATAGAGGGCGGCGAATAACCCGGTCCCTAAGCCCATTATGAAAATCGCTAAATCCATTGCTTCCTGTCCTTACCCTTCTGTTTTCACAGCGCGGGTGATGGTTTCATTAGGTATTCAATTTCGGCTTTTGCCTCCGCCGCTGAGATTGATTTAAATTCCCCAATCATTTGTGATTGCGATGTTGCGTAGACAGCGATATCGGTCGGCATAAGGGGTGTTTTGCCGTTCCAATTGGCGATAAATCGTTCTTTTTTGTAATGCGCCATAAGCAACTTTTTGCGACGCCGAATGGTGTCCGGGAAGTCAGTGGTTATAACTATGGCTGACATATCTTTGTTGCGGGGGGTATGTGCGCGATTGTTGGGTGTTGGGATGATGGGGTTGGGGATCAGGGATAGTGCGGCCCCAATTGAAATTGAATTATAGCTGCTGTAGGCCAGTACAGAGGTATTGACCCAAGGTGCATGAGAGTTGATAAGTGCAAGATCACCGGGTTTAAGGGCGGTTTGCCCGTCCCAATTGTCAACAATCCGATCTTTTTTGAAATATTTTTTGAATGCTTCGGCATTCAGTGTTTTCCCGGTGGCGTAATCGCCAAAAATGATTAATGGTTTCATGTTTATTTACCCTTCTGTTTTCACAACGCGGGTGACGGTGTGGCGAATGCGGGGGATGCGGAAGGTGCGCGGGTCCAGTGTGCCGTGGATGTTGGCAACGATGGTTGCGCATATCAGCAACAGGGCGACCCATTCCCAACCGGGGAAATGGGGGTGTCCGGCATCGCTGATGCTGTTGAAGGTGACTTCCACCGGGTTAAACCCGGTGGGGTCGGATGGCGCGAATATGTCAAATGTATCTGCGCAAATATCCGAAGGTGTGGCGAGTGCGTGCATGTATTTTGTCCCTATTCCATGCCGAGTATAGTTTTGTAGATTGCGAGCAAGGCTTCTTCGTCTTTCACCGTGTTATCGTCTTTGGATCGCAGGGCAACCAAGCGGCGCATGACCTTGTCACTAAATCCGGTTGATTTTGCTTCCTTGTAAATCTCAGCGATATCGCGGGCGATTGTGTCCTTTTCTTCTTCCAGTCGTTCGACACGTTCAATGAAGCTGCGTAGGCGCTGTCCGGCTTCTGATTGCAAAATGTCGTCCATTTTGTTGTGCAACTTTCATTGATTGTGTTTTCTTCTTGATAAAATTGTGCAAAAAACGCACATATAAGTCAAATAAAAAAGTGCAAAAAATGCACAATTAATTTTAACCTTATGTTTTTATTGATTTAAATAGTTTGTTTGTGATCGGAAAATAATCTTAAAGTTGCGCGTTAACTATTTGTTAACCTACTTTTACGATAAATTATTTGCTTAAAGTTCGTATATGCAACCATATGCCTACTTGAAGTAGCCATTCTATGGGGTGGCGAGGTGGTGACACCGTGTTGGCACACACAGTTATCACCCACAGTGACTGATAGGAGTCCTCCGTGTTTTAACCTCACCGTCCGACGCCGGACAGGTGATATATAGCAACTTGGAGGCTATTTTACTAATGAGTATAAGAACTTACGAGTATGCCCCGCATACAAACGTAGTAGATGAGCGTGGCGCAACCGTTTCAAAGGAAGTATATACGTTATCAAAAGATGAGCGTGCGGAAATCATTTCTGGTTTAAGTCGTGATCAGCGAAAGGAGCTACTCGCTGTCCTTTTCCAGATTCTTCTGTCTGAACCCTAAAAGCATTGTATTGATGGTTTCCAGCTCATTGGCGGGAATATTTTCGCACAGCTCAATCAAAAGGTTTTTCTGAGGATCTTCGAAATGTTGGACGTTTAAACCCGCGCGTTTGAGGATTTCAATTACTGATACCTCAAGTGCGCGTGCAAATGGTTCCACATAGCTAACTGGAAACTCCTTCTTCCCTTTGCCGTTGAGCAGCTTGGTCACACGAGTGCGTTCAAGGCCTACTTCGTCTGCAAGGGTGGCGTGAGTTTTGCCTAGCTCTGCTAATCTATTTTTAAACCAATTGTAATCCATGATTTGTAGTGTGCCTTTTCCGCACTTAAATGTCATGTGCTCATATGGCACATTTATTTATTGACAAATGTGCTAAAAAAGCACAATTTAATCTCTATCAACGATGGAGGATTAAATGTCATTTCAAGTTTTACCGTCCCACGAAGATATCGTGAATTATGTTGTCAGTAGATACGGCGGTAAGGATTCAGGTTTAGCCAATGCGCTTGATGTCGGGCGATTTAACATCCCTAAATGGCGCAAGCGTGGCATACCGTTCAAGCATCATTACAAGATTGTCTCAGATTTATCTGAGGTCACTTCCGGTATGCTTTGCGGCAAAGAGTCTTTGCCCTCTTCTGATCTGAATTGATCGGAATGACCCGTCCTTTCTCCGCCATATCCCGTTTAAGAACGGCCTGTTTAAGTTGGTCCAGTTGCCGATATCGTCTGCGCAACCTCAATACGGGTGCCTTGGGCATCGGTTTTAAATCATCCATCGTTTTACGTCCTTCTGTCTATTTGTTCACCAGCCTAACCGCCCGTGTGGGGGCTGCATATTCCGAAAAACAGAAAAAAACAGAATGGGCAAATCCAAACCCCCAAAACACAAGAGGTGTGCCATGACCTATCAGGTGCATGAGGATAGTATCCACGCGCGGGTGCGGCGTGTGGTGCAGGTTGTCGGCAAGGCGCAAACCGCGTCGTTGTGCGGTGTGACAACCAGCCGACTTGAACAACTGGCCAACCCGCGCCGCTCTGATCTGAAAACCACTGATTTGTGTGTCGCAATGGATGTGGCGTGTGCAAGGGCCGGGGGCGGCACCCCGTTGTTTGACCTGTACGCCAAGCGATTGGGTGAGGCAGGCGTATTGGAGCCTGCGGGCACCCGTTATTTCGGCCTTGTGTCGCTTGTGCGCAAGGTTGTCGAAGTCCTGCGCGGGGCGGCGGATGCGTTGGATGAGGCCATTGGGGTCGCGGCCCTGCAACCGGCATATGCAAGGGGGTAAGATGGAAACGCAAACCTTTGGCGATATCACGCTTTATTGCGGTGATTTTATGGAGGCCTTGGAGCATATCCCGCCTGTGGATTTGGTCCTGTGTGATGCGGCTTACAGGAAAGAACGGGGTGGATCGTCAAACGATAAGCCCGGTCTGATGTCCGGTAAGTTTTCCGGTGCAAATTACAACAACGATGGGGAGATGATCCCTGTGTTGTACGACTGGACGGAATTTATCGGGCCTCTTGTATCGGTTATGGCGGAAAATTCGGAAATTATTTTGATGACCGATGGTCGCAATTATGGGCTGTGTGATGCGGCGTTGCGGGCGGCGGGTTTGCGTTTTCATAATATCCTGATTTGGGACAAAATGCGCCCGACGCCCAACCGGAACTTTATGCAGCGGGTTGAATTTGCCGCTTATTATTTTAAGGGGCGGACCCGCAACATCAACGATTGTGGCCTGTCCAATGTTTTCTGTGTAAAGCCGGTTCGCGAAAGTTATTGCAACCACCCGAACGAAAAGCCTGTGCGCCTTATGGAGGACTGGATTTTAGCCTGCACTGATGTCGGTGGTCTGGTCTTTGATCCCATGATGGGCAGCGGCACAACATTGGTCGCTGCGGCGAAAACCAACCGCCGCGGCGTGGGTTGCGAATTGTTACCTGAAAATTTTGATATGGCGTGTAACCGGGTCGAGGAAGCCTTGACCGGGAAATCGTCGGCGCTGCCTTTGTTTGCGGGTGAGGGCAAGGAAGGGGTGGGTGCATATGCTGGTTGATGTGCAGGAAACGACCGTCAAAAAAATCGGGATGCCGACAGACCAAGCCATGATGGTTTTGCGTGGGGCCAGATATGACCGTACGCGCGGTTTGTTCATTTATCAGGGTCGCCCCTTAAGTTCGCGTGAATTAATCCGTCGCGCAAATGAAATTTTGAAATCGAAAAAACAAGACCCGATTGAGTATCCGGGCATTTAAAAGGAAAGGTTGGGACATATGCCAAATTTACGACAATATATTTTCCCCAATGGTGATCCGGTGGCACCGATTGTGCCGATTATCGGGGCCAGCGGTGGGCCGGGCGGATTGGTTGCGTTTTCGCCCCGTGTTTTACAATCGGCGCGTGCGTCTGAGGCTTATTTAAGCGATCGGGCTTATATCGAAAAATGCCTTTTTGCGCGCTTATTCAAACGGTGTGTGGACAGTGCGCAAAACCAGCAAGGCGAAGATGATGACAGTATCGCCAGTTATGAACCGCCACAATGGTTTGATGATGCCTTGGTACGGGCTTGCACCCATGACTTGCCTGCCTTTGATGTGCGCCGGGCGCAAGGTTTGGCGCATGATTTGGATGGGTTGCAAGCAAAATATTTAAACCCGTATGCTGATCGTCCGTTGATGCTGGCGCTGTTGATTGTGACCTATGCGTTTAAGGATTTGCTGGATCAAGGCGTTGTCGGTTTGGTCGATGGCAGCGATTTCGCCGATTGCGTCGATGTGTTGCTGTTGATTCTGAACGATGACAATCTGGATCGTTTGCGGTCCGGGGTTGATAAATCGGCCCGTAAAAACGCCTTGCGCCTGCTGAAAGCCCTGCGCGGTGATGGCTTTTTCGTCAAATGGAAGCCTGAAAATTCTGCGCTAGGGGGTGGGCGATGACATCTATCGAATGGACGGATAAGACATGGAACCCCATCGCGGGCTGCACCGTTGTTAGTGAAGGGTGCAAAAATTGTTACGCGATTAATCAGGCCATGCGCAATGCCGCAATGGGGTGTGCCAAGTACGTCGGCACGACCCGTAAATCCGGTACGAAACATGTTTGGACGGGAAAAATCTCTTTTGATGAAAAAGCGTTGCTTGCACCCTTGAAACGTAAAATACCAACTCGTTATTTTGTCAATTCTATGAGCGATTTGTTCCACGAGAATGTGCCGGATGAATGGATTGATAGAATCTATGCAGTCATGGCGCTTTGCCCTCAGCATACCTTCCAAGTTTTGACCAAGCGGCCCGAACGGATGCGGGAATTCTATCAAAACCCGGCGCGTGATGATCTTATCACTTGGACACAAGCTGAATTTACAAAACGTTTTCAATCGCAAACGGTTTCTCTCCCAAACGTCTGGCTCGGCGTATCGATCGAGGATCAAAAAACAGCAGATGAGCGTATCCCGATTTTATTGGAAACACCCGCCGCTGTCCGTTGGGTGAGTGCGGAACCATTGTTGGGTCCGGTTCGGTTGGATCGGGTTGGCGAATGGTCTGAAACGTATGAAAACCTCGGGCGGCACCCGGATGATTATTGGCCTGCAAATGCCTATGACGCGATGTGGTTGGATGCGTTGTTTGGGGCATATGCCGGTGAAGCCAGATTGCCTGATGGACAGGCCTTGGGCACGATTGATGTTGGTTTGCGCCATTGCGGCGGCAAGATTGACTGGGTCGTTGTCGGTGGCGAAAGCGGACCCGGCGCGCGTCCTATGCATCCAGAATGGGTCCGGTCAATGCAACGACGATGTGAACGTGCAGATGTGTCATTTTTGTTCAAACAATGGGGGAATTATAGCCCAAGAGGCAACCCGAATGTTGAACCTGTCATGGCTTGTGAATGTGGGTGGACGGGGGCAACAACGGCTGAATTGAAAGACCATGATCGAAATGGTTGCAGCGCAAAAGTGATGGCCTGTTCTAATATTCCGGTATGTAATATGTATCCTGTCGGCAAAAAAACGGCGGGGCGGCTTCTGGATGGTCAACTTTTTGACCAATACCCGGAGGTGCGGCAATGAGCGATGCGCAAAACCGGATACCGCCCGCGCATATTGAGGCGTTGCGCGATCGGGCGAAGCTGTCTGATTTTGTTGGGCGGCGGGTTATTTTGACGGAACGGGGCGGCGAATATCATGGTCTGTGCCCGTTTCATACGGAAAAAACGCCGTCCTTTACCGTCCATGATACCAAGGGTTTTTACCATTGTTTTGGCTGTGGGGCGCATGGCAACGTCTATGATTGGCTGATGGATCAGCAGGGTATGACCTTTGTTGAGGCGGTGCGGGTCTTGGAAAGTGAAACGGGTCTGGATGATCCGGCAGCGGCGGAAAAAGCGCGCGCGGATATGGAACGGGCGCGCAAGATGCGGGCGGAAGAAGAGGCCCGCAAAGAGGCCAAGGATTTGGACCGCGCCAAAGCAACGTGGAAAGATGCACGCAGCCCGGAGCAATCGGCGGTTTCGTTATATTTGCGCGGGCGCGGGCTGGATTTGCCGAAGGTTTCGCCGTTGAAATGCCACCCTTGTTTGCCTTATTGGCATTTGCGCAAAGGGTCAAAGGATTATGAAATCCTTGGGCGATATCCCGCGATGTTGGCGGCGATCCAAGGTCCGGATGGTCGGTTTATCGGATTGCACCGTACATACTTAAGTCTTGAGAACGGTGGCAAAGCGAAAATCCCTGATCCTGATAATCTGGGGGAGTTTTTGAAGCCCAAAAAGATGAAAGGCAACGTGATGGGCGGGGCGATCCGTTTGACGGCCCCGGCCCCCTTTATGGCGATTGCCGAAGGGATTGAAAACGCCCTGACGGCCCTTAAGGCGAAACCTGATTTATCCGTTTGGGTAGCGGGTAGCCTCGGAAATATTTGCGGTCGGGGTGAGGGTAAAGGGGATCCGCATCCGGTACATGAGGGCAAGAATCTGCCCAGCGAGGTGCCGGACATGCGCAGCAAGGCTATTGTGTTGCCCGATATGGTGCGCGATGTCCTGATCCTTGCCGATAACGACGGAAAAGACCCGGACGAGGTGAAGGCCAAGATAAAACGGGCCTGCAACCGATTTACCAAAGAAGGGCGGCGCGTGCGCGTCGCATGGCCCGAAACGGGCAAAGATTTTAACGATATGTTGATGGGGGTGTGATGGTCGATAGTGAAAATAATCTTAAAAAAATATCGTCGATAATAGATGAAGTAAACACTCATACAGAGACAGTGCAAAAACTCCCGTTGAGTTATGATGTTAATGTGATGAATAGGCGATATGCTTTGGTTTTGTATGGGGAAAAGCCTTACGTCGTCGTTGAGAGTTTCGCAAAGAATGGAGCGTTATCGGTAAAAATGAGACCTATTCAAGCTTTTGAGATGTGGTATCGCAATACAGTTGCCTGCGTCGAAATGGGTAAGCCTGTAACTTTTGCGCAACAGTGGTTGCGGGACCCTGATCGACGGCAGTACGAAGATGTTGTTTTTTGTCCATCGGCACCAGGCAAGGATGGCACGCCTGCTGGGTCATATAATAGGTGGCAAGGATTTGCGTATGAACCTTCAAAGACTGGCAGTTGCCAACTTTTAATCGACCATATTTGGGAAAATATTGCGAGTGAGAACTCTGTTATATTTTCATGGGTTATTGCTTTTTTTGCGAAAATTGTACAACGCCCACGAGAACGAATAGGCGTGGCGCTTGTCTTGCGCGGTAGGCAGGGGTGCGGAAAAAGTACATTGGGCGAGGTGTTTGGAAAATTGCTTGGACCTCATCATAAAATTGCTGATTCTCCTAGGTATTTAACCGGGCAATTCAATTCGCATATGGAGGATTGTCTATTATTGCAAATAGAAGAAGGGTTTTGGGCTGGCGATAAGGAGGCGTTAGGGCGATTGAAAGGGTTGATTACATCGTCTCAGCAGATGATTGAAGGAAAGGGGCGCGATCCGGTTCAAATGGACAACCATGTGCATTTGCTGATGACTTCAAATGAAAGTTGGGTGGTGCCTGCCGGCATGGAAGAACGGCGCTTTTGTGTGCTGGATGTTTCTGATGCAGTTTTTCAAAATTCAGAATACTTTGCTGCAATCTGGGATGAAATGGAAAATGGTGGATATGAGGCCTTTCTGCAATATTTGATGGACTTCGATTTATCAGCGGTGAACTTGCGGGATATTCCACAAACAGAAGCTCTGTTTGAGCAAAAAATTAGGGGCCTGTCAGCAGAATTAGCGTGGTGGTATCAATGCTTACAAGAAGGTGAAATCGTTTTAGGAGACGGTTGGCCGTCTAAAATTCCTAAGGCGCACTTTTTTGGACAATATACAGCATATTGCACGTCTATAGCAAAGCGTAGCCAGTATCTCGATAAAGGAAAATTGTTTATGGAGATAAGAAAAGAACTGGACGATGTTGCTGTGGATTTCGTAGAATGCCGACTAGCGGAAAAAGACGGCAAAAGAGTTTGGGGATATAAGCTCCCATCATTAGAAAGCTGTCGTGCTCAATTCTCTAAGCGCATGGGATATGTAATTTCATGGCGTGACGAGTCCAGCGATGCCTAGTTTGTGTCCAGCGTCTGCAATCCCAAAAAGTTAATGAAATCAATACTGAGTCCAGCGTGTCTAGCGTGTCTATGATTTTTCTTAAGTCCCTGCATGTATGTAGGCGAAGTTAATATTTACCTAGACTCTCTGGACTCTCTGGACTCAGTATTGAAATTAAAGGGTTTTTCGTGTCCATCCTATGTTTTGAATATTGGACAGGCTGGACAGGTAATGTGAAAAAAAGGAAAGTCCAAATGGTCCTAAAAGTCCTGAACATAAAAACCGCCCTTGAATGGGTGTACCATGACCAAAAAGTTGAAGCCGTTTATCCGAAACGTCGAGCCGGTGGGCTGAAAGTGAAATCAACCAGCGTACGCACCTTAGCCGCCTTGACAGAGGCGGCGGGGGAGTTGGGCGCGATTGTGCGTTCCGGCTCTATCCCTGAGGCGCAAGTCGATGATGATGCCGAATATATCCATGCCGTTGTTTGTCTTTTGGATAAACCGATTGCTTTGATGATGATGGATTACGCGAAACGCCTTGATGCCCCATGGTGGGCACCGGAAGGCTATCGCCGCCAGCAAGCTGTTGTGAAGAACGGCAAGCAAGTCATGGTCTATGATAGCAACCGTCACCCGGTTGGCCCGAAGATGGAAACGGTTGGATATGATCCGCTCGATGTGGATGCGGCAAGGGCTGAATATGCGTTGTGGTTTGATGCGCTGATTGCCTTGCAAGAATATTTTCGTGATCAAGCCCGGCCCTTGGTCACCGTGGCTTTGAAGCCGTTGGCAATCGACCCGGAACCATGGGCGGAAAAAAAGTGCTTGCAAGTGCGAAATTAATTTGACACAATCCGACATCCCAAAGGTGCGCCCGATTGCAGAACAGCAGTCGGGCGTTTTCGTTTGTGTGGCATATGGGAGCTTAGTCTTTCTCCCGACTTTCGGGAAGGACTCGCGCGTACCTACCCACTTTGATTTCGATGTCTGGTCCCAACCAAGTGTGACATGGGTCAAAGTTTTCGCGCGGGTCCTTCCTGGCCTTTTGGCCCCCTGCGGGTAATGCGCACCGCGGCCTTTCTGTGGATTTGTATTTTATTTTTGCTTTCTGTTGTTGTTTCTGTTGTTGTTTCAATGGGTTATTTGCAATGAATGACGCCACGCCTTTAATCGTTGGTCTGGAACAAGCGGCAATCGCAATGAATGTATCGTTGCCGACAATCCGTAAATGGTTACCAGATATCAAACGATCATGGCCAGATGGTGGGGCCAGTTGCCCGGTACGTATGTGGGGCGGTAACGGCAAATCTTACGAAGTTGATATCAATCTTTTAAAGAATTGGCGTGCGGATATTGAGCGTCAAGCAACGGAAGAACGCCGCCGAAAAGAAGATGCGTTGACGGCGCAGCAAGCAAGTATGGATTTGGAAGGTGGTGAGGCGAAAGGGATCTCGCTTTTACCTTTGGAAATCAGGAAAAAAGCTGCTGAAACCGTCATGGCCGAACATAAAGCCGGTGTGCAGCGTGGGGATCTGCTGAGACGCGATGAAGTTACGGCGGAATTTGAAAAGGTTCTGACATTTCTTTCGACCAACTTACGCGATTTAGGCAACCGTCTCGAACGGCGCTGTAATCTTGACGCGACGACAGTGACGGTGATTGAAGAGGAAACTTTGAGCTGGCAAGCGCAAATTGCGCGGATGCTCCAAAGCGACGGGTATCTGGATGACGGTAAAACAGGAATTGATAGAGGAACTCTTTCCTCATAATCCGTTGTCGGCCTTTTTTCGTCCATCGGCTTGTTTGAAAATTGCGGCGGAAGGTTTCATGCCGCCCCCGGCTTTGACTGTTTCAGAAGCGGCCGAAAAGTTTAGATATGTGAAAACCGACGCATACGAAGGGCTTTGGTCAAACGATCCGGCCCCGTATATGGTCGAACCGATGAACCTTATTCGTTCACCGGAATTTGAGGCAGTTGTGTTTTGCGGGCCAGCCCAGTCGTTGAAGACGGCTTCGCTTGTTGAGAACGTAATCGCCCATACAATCACATGCGATCCGAAACGGACACGTTTGATCGAGAAGGATCAACAGGCCGCACGTCGTTTTAGCCGTGAACGCCTTGAAATTCTTAACCGCTATAGTCCGGCGATTGCCAAACGCAAGTCGAACAAAGCAACCGAAGACAATATCTTCGACAAACGTTATGGCGGAATGACCCTAGAAATCGGCTGGCCTTCCGAAAATTGGCTGGCGGGTGATCCGGTTCCGTTGATGATCTTAACGGATTATGACCGATTTAAAGAAGATGTTGGCGGCGAGGGTGAAGTTTTTGATTTGGCAGCCAAGCGTCCACAAACGTTTGGGCGTCGGGGTATGGCGATTGCTGAGTCGAGCCCGTCGAAGGTTTTGACGGATGCGGAATGGCGACGCAAAGAGGGAAGTCACGAGGCTCCGCCTGTGGCAGGCGGTATTCTCAGCTTGTTCAATCGCGGCGACCGCCGTTTGTTTTATTGGCCTTGCCCTGAATGTGGCGAGTTCTTTGAAGGTAGTTTTTCCCATCTTAAATGGGACGACACACCGGATATTGAAGAAGCTGCTGCCTCTGTTCGAATGGTTTGTCCGAGTTGTCGGGTTGGCGTCCCGGCAGATTTTAAATATGTGATGAATAAATCCGGCGTATGGTTGCCGGAAGGTCAAACGATTAATAAAGATGGCGAATTGACGGGAAATCCCCGTCGTTCAAAGATTGCTTCTTTTTGGTTAAAGGGAACGTCGGCGGCTTTCCAAAGTTGGGAATCCCTTGTCCGTAATTATCTCGTTGCTCTTGAAGCATTCGAGACTTCGGGGCGTGAAGACGCTTTGAAAGTGACGATCAACGTCGATCAGGGCGAACCTTATAGCCCGAAGGCGTTGACCAGTGAGCAAAAGCTATCTGATCAGACTTTGAAAGAAAAAGCTGAGGATTATGAACTGGGAAAAATTCCTGACGATGTCCGGTTCTTAACGGCGTTTGTCGATGTTCAAGGTGCTTATTTCGATGTGCAAGTCGAAGGTTGTACGGCAACAGGCGAAATCTGGATTATTGATAAATTCAGAATTACCCGCCCGGCAGATAAGAACAACGAGCGTTTGCTTGATCCCGCCAAGTACCCGGAAGACTGGGACTTGATCACGGATAAGGTTGTGCGTCGAACCTACCCACTTGCTTGTGATGAAAATAGGCAGATGGGTATCTATCGGGTTGGCCTTGATATGCAAGGTGCACCCGGTGTGTCGAAACGTGCGGCAGATTATTGGCGCAAGCTGAAAAAAGAAGGTTTAGCTTCGCGTGTTCGGTTGTGCCGTGGGGAGCACCGAAAACTTGGAACCATTCGCGTATTTGAGGATTATCCAGATTCAAAACGGAAATCCACAAATGCGGGATTGATGGGCGAGGTGCCTGTTGTGCACTTTAACACAACCGCGTTGAAGGATGAGGTCTATATCGGATTGACCCGCGAGACGATCGGTGACGGCTGGGTTCATTTCAGCAAGGGGTTGCCGGAATCATATTGGTTAGAAGTTGCGTCCGAAAAACGTGTTTCTGATTTGTGGGAGAAAAAGCGACCACGAAACGAGGCGTGGGACCAGCTCTATTGTAATCGCGGTCTGCGGATTCTTCTTGGTTACGAGAAAATCAATTGGGATCACCCGCCCGTTTGGGCGGCATCCTTTGATGAAAATTCAATGGTCAGTGAAATTATGGATGAGACGGTTGATCCGATTGCCGGAACGCAATCGCAAAAATCAGTTGGGTCTATGATGGCTGATATGTTTTAGGGGTCAAGATGACTGACAAAGCAGAACTCGAAGATAAGCTCAAGGCCGCGAAAACTGCCCTACACAAGTTGTTGTTGGGGGAAAGGGCGCAAGTCATGGGTTATGACGGTAAAACAGTGACCTATACCGCTGCCGATGAAACAAGTCTTCGGCGCTATATCCGTGAATTAAGTATCGAACTGGGATATCCGGTTTGTCCACGAGTATCCAGTTTCAGGTATTAAAATGAACGAGATGGTTTCAAAGCACATTTTGGGCAGCAACGGTTTGCCTATGCCTAAAACAGGGGCAGTGTCTTTTGAGGCCGGATCGTCCACCAGTCACGAATTAAGCAGTTGGTTACCAAATCTTGAACATCCCGATGTTGAAATCGGACGAGGTCGGGATTTGATGACGGCGCGGTCGCGTGATCTGGCACATAACAACGCTTGGACAAACGGTGCATTTCGCCGCCATGTTGATGATGCGATCGGTGCGCAGTTTAAAATATCTGTTCGTCTTGATCACAAGGCGTTGAACGTATCACGGGAATGGGCGACAGAAGCTGCCGACGTTTTGGAACGTGAGTTTAATTCATGGGCAAATGATCCGCGCAATGTGTGCGATGCGACAGAAACGACGAATTTTGTCGGATTGATCAGAACTGCATATGAAACTCGCTTGAAGGATGGTGAGGCGATTGCTTTGTCACATTTTCGGACACGTCCGGGGACAAAGTACCGCACCGCGATCCAGGTGGTTCATACGGACCGGTTGCGTAATCCGATGGGCCGCACGAATGGCAAGCTACCAAGTGGTAATTATTTGCGCAACGGCGTAGAGCTTGGAAATCGAAATCAACCGGTCGCGTATCACTTTGTTGAGAATAATCCCGGGGTTTATAACTTTAAATCCGTGCGCATTCGCCGGGCAACAAGTTGGGGTCGCCGCAAGGTGATCCATCATTTTGAGCGTGAAACAGCGGATCAAACGCGCGGTATTGGTTTGGCGAAAGCGGTTGTTTCCAAGCTTAAAATGCTTGATCGATATGAACGGACTGAACTGGAGGCGGCGTTTGTAAATGCAATCTTTGCCGCTTTCATTGAAAGCCCGATGGACCAAACATTTTTGATGGATCAGGCGACGATTAATGAAATTGGTATGAGTGCTTATCAGTCCCACAGAAGTGGTTATCACGATAAGAAAAAATACATGATGAACGGGGTGCAAATCCCGCAATTGTTTCCTGGTGAGAAGTTTAATTTCAACACCGCGGCGCGACCAAGCGGAAACTTTGGTGAGTTTGAAGCGGCGGTGTTGCGATATGTCGCGGCTGGTCTTGGGCAGTCTTACGAACAATTAACCCAAGATTGGACCAAGACGAATTACAGTTCTGCTCGTGCGGCATTGTTGCAGTCTTGGAAGTTTTTGACCGCCCGGCGCGATCTGTTTGTTCAAGGTTTTGTCAATCAGATTTGGGCGTTGTGGGTTGAAGATGCTCTTTCTCTTGGTGTGCTTAAATTACCCGAAGGTGCGGTTCGTTTTTGGGATAATCCGGCGGCATGGTGTGCCTGTAAATGGATTGGGCCGGGCCGTGGCTGGGTGGATCCAGTCAAAGAACAGACGGCCTCGCGGATGCGGGTGGAAGACGGGATTTCAACCTTGCGTGATGAATGTGCAGAACTCGGTGGCGCGGATTGGCAAGAGGTTTTAGATCAACGGGCCAGAGAGATTGAATACGCGAAATCAATCGGTTTGGAAAACCAACCTTCCCAGCTTGGTCACAATGGTGGTCCGGCGTGGGGTGATCAAGAAGAAGATGAAGAAGACCCGCCCGAAACGGCGAGTGACCGGATTAGTCGGTTGGAGGCTTGGGCGTTGCGGGCACGTGGTATGAGCGAAGAAAGAATAGGGTTGATGCAATGAACGGTTTGGAGCACTCGCGACTTTGGGGTCGCTTGGTGAATACCCCTTTGATGATGACACCGGAAAAAGCCCGTGTGATTTTAGCGGTTATGTCGCAAATCCACGGGGCATCCGGGGTGATCAACGACGGGTCCGCGTCTGCGGATATCTCTATGTTTTTTCCGCAAAACTCAGACAGTATGGAACGCAAGGTCTTTGACGTCTCCGGTCCGTTGGCAGTTGTGCCTATTGTCGGATCCTTGGTCCATAAAAACGGTTTGAATCCATCCAGTGGGATGACCGGATATGATGGAATTACAACAAAGATCAATGCGGCGGTTGCTGATCCGAATGTGGAAGGCATCCTGTTAGATATCGATAGTCCGGGTGGGGAAGTGTCCGGCGTCTTTGATCTTGCGGACGTTATTCGGGAGGCGCGATCCCAAAAAACAGTGTGGGCCATTTGTAACGAGGTGGCGGCATCGGCAGCTTATGCACTGGCTGCGCAAGCGACTAAAATTATTGTGCCGCGAACCGGTGTCGTTGGTTCTGTTGGTGTGGTGACAATGCACGCGGATGTTTCTGCGCAAATGGCAAAGGACGGGATCGCCGTAACGTTAATTCATGCCGGGGCGCATAAGGTTGATGGCAATCCATATGAACGCCTGCCAGACGCTGTACGCGATAGCATGCAGGAGCGTGTGGATCATATTTATGAAATGTTTTTGTCGTCAGTCGCTTTAGGGCGAGATGTTGATGCCGAACATTTTCGGGCGACTGAGGCTCAGGTCTATATGGGTCAGGCCGCTGTTGATGTCGGGCTTGCCGATGCGGTGATGTCGCCGCAACAGGCAGTGTCCGCATTCCTTGAAGAACTGGCGGGCGCGGGTCCGCTTTCCATTGAAACCACGAAAGGTGAACACGCAATGAAGGAAAAAGGAGAGCAACCGCAGGCGACTGTGGATGCAGATGCGATCCGTGCCGATGCAACGCAGCAAGCCGGTGCACGGATCAAGGCCATTTTGGAACATAAGGACGCGCAGGGGCGTGAAGACCTCGCTCGTCATTTGGCCTTTAACACGGATCAATCGGCTGAGGCTGCACTCGCATTGTTGGCGGTGTCACCAAAGGCTGTTGCTACGACTGAAAAAGATCAGCTAGGTATCGCAATGGCGCAAGAATCTCAGATTCCTGATATCGGTGCAGGCGATGAGCCGGGCGGCGACATTGCCGGTGCGGCTTTGTTGGCGGCTGTTTCTCAATATAACTCAATGAAGGCAGGTGCGTAATGTCAAAACTTTCTTATGGGTTTGCTCACCCGAAATCGACAGAAACGGCCGTACTTGTCCGTTCGCTGGACGATGCGTTTTCAAAAAGCGATATTGTTTTTGTCAACGGGAATGTTGAAGCCGAATTCAAGTGCGGCACTGTTTTGGGCAAGATCAAATTCGATGACCCTGTGATTGCCGTTGATGCGGGTAATACGGGTGACGGAACAATTGCTGGTTTGACTTTGGGCAATGCAGCCAAGATCGGTATCTATGAAGTTCTTTGTACAACTGGCGGTGCCTCGGCGGTCTTTTCTGTGCGCGACCCGGATGGGTATTTGATTGCAGTTGATTTGGCAAAAGATACCGCATTCGAGAATGCGCAATTGTCTTTAACCGTGGCGACCGGTGGGAATGCATGGGCGAAAGATGATGTCATGCACATTACTGTTGCTGCCCCTGCAACTGAAAAATTCGTTGTTGTTGATGCAGCGGCGACAAACGGGTCGCAAATCGCGTCTGCTGTTCTTTTGCAGCATTTGGAACTGTCGGCTTCTGAGGAAGTTGTGACACGTGCTTTGACGTGGACGGGCCAAGTCCGAGCAGATGCCCTTATCTTCCCGGATGCCTTTGATCAAGCCGCCATTGATTTGGCGTTTTCTCAACTTTCGTCTGTCGGTATCGACGGCGTGTAACATCTATATCAGGAGAGAATAGATGCTGAATTTTCCATTCACGTCGTTGGAAATGACAACGGCGATTAACCGTTTGCAACCAAAAAATAAATGGTTGTCCAATACGGGTATTTATGGTGTGCCCAAGCCAGTCAGTACAGAAGTTGTGCTGGTAGGCATCAATGAAGAAGGCACCGTCGGGTTATTGACGAACAGTCCTCGTGGGTCCGAAGGTGAGATTATCACGAAAGATGCAAAGCACAAGGTTGCAATTTCTGTCGCGCACTTCCCGTCACGCGATATTATCACGCCGGGTGATATCCAAGGCATGCAGGAACTGGCAGCTTCTGGCATGGTTGATACAACGTTTGAAGTTGAGTTTGTCAAACGTTTGGAAAAACTTCGCAAGTATCACGATACAATGCGCGAATACATGCGGATTGCCGCGTCACGCGGTGTGTTGCGTGATAAGAAAGGTGAGATGTTAAATTTATTTGATGTCTTCGGCATGGAACAGACAGCGATTGCCTTCGATCTTGATAATGAAGAAACAGACGTGAAAGCGAAATGCGCGGACGTTCAGGATCATATCGCTGAAAAGATGGGTGATGCGGATTATGGTAAGATTGAAGTCCCCGTCGGACGCACCTTCTTTGACAAGTTGCGCAACCATGCATCGGTAAAAGAGGCGTATTCCCTATGGGCGAATGCGACAGGCTTTACTGATCCGGTTGATAAGCCTTTTGAATTTGGCGAATTAAGTTTCCGTGTTGTTCGTGGGACTGTCGGTGGGGAACCGTTTGTGCCGGCAACAGAAGGCTATCCGGTTATTATGGATGCTGATGGATTGTATATCGACCATAACGGCCCTGCGCATAGTGTGAAGGCTGCGAATAAGCCGGGCGTTGATATCTATCTGACGACGAAAGACTTGGACCACGAGGGTGGTGTCGAGATTAAGGCGCAATCCAACCCGTTGCCGCTTTGTGCAAATCCGGCGGCTATTCCAAAACTGACAGCTTAAAACTGTTTATCATTTTATTCACCAAGGGCCGCATGATGTGGCCCTTGGTGTTTAAGGTTTTTGCCATGAATGATTTTGATCAGATTTTCAGTTCTGCCTTGCACAACTTGATGGACCATTTTGGGGATCCGATTGTGTTTCATCCGCAAGGTGGTGCAGATGTTGTCAAGAACGTTCGCGGTGAAGACTTGCGAGGCGAATATCGCGATGGCGGGCATGATGTGGACGATGGCGAAAGCGCCGTTCGGGTCGCGATGAAGTCATTGGAAGTCAATCAGCAGGATTTACCAGATGGGTGTCGTTATCGTCTTGGGGATTTTGTAACTCATAACGGTATTAAATACGAGTTATCCGAAGAACTGGCCCGCGCTGATCAGATGTATAGGTTTTCTTTGAAAAGGGTTAGGCCATGACGGGTCGCATGGATGAGGCGCTAGCCATTGAAGCCCTTTTGAAAGAAAATCAAACGCTTGCTGAGAAGGTGGGGTCGCGGATTTATCGCGGGCGACTTTCTCCGACAAGTGCAGACGATGGCGACGATATTCGTATCTATGCCCCACGCACAAGTGGTCGTGTGGTCCCGGGTGAAGAGATGCCGGAGTTTGACACTGATATAACGATTGTTATTGAGGTGCGCGTCATCGGTGCGTCTGATTGGGACTTGCGCGCAGATGATCTTTCGACTGAGGTTATGAAAACCCTGTTTAATAGTGATGCATGGTTGCGCCGATTTGAAGAGGTGCCCAGCTATGACATTGCGCAGTTTAAAGATGCATCCGGCGAGGACGATGTGGTCGGTGAAATGATCACGTTCCAATTGTCGCCTGTAAACACCCTTTCTTTCGGGCCGGAGCATGACGGCCCCATTAGTGCGGTTCACGTCCAGATGTTGGACGATGACGACGAAATTATTCTTGAACAGCACATAACCGCTTAACGATGGAGTTTGAGAAATGCCTTTGAAAGTTCGTGTGAACGATAAAAAGGTCAACGGGCAACCGTTGCGTGTGGGTATTCCGGGTTCGCCGGGTTCCTATTTTAAAAACGGTGAAGATTTTGACCTTACCGATAATCAATTGAAAAACCCTGATATCGTGCGGCTTTTACCGCGCAGCTATCCTGGTGGGCGTTTCGGTGACCTTCAACTGGTTAAAACGGCGACAGTCCCGGCGAAAAAAGGGAGTAAAGCCTAATGTCTGTGACCATTAATTCATTTAACGAGATTGACCCGGCGGGGCGTGGGTCCGGCTCTTATCTTGAGATCGATGCATCCCAAGCCGGGAATTATCAACAGCAGCGTGTCGCTGTCATTGTGGCCCACGGTCTTGCGTCTGCAACAAAGGCTGCGGGTGAAATTTTTCTGGTAAGCGGACAGGATGGACAGGCATCGGCAACGCTTGCCGGTCGTGGGTCGTTGTTCCATTCTATGTGTGTGGAATATCGCCGGAATAACCAGATTAACGAGCTTTGGGGTATTTTACTGCCTGAACCCGCTGGTACAAAATCGTCTTTGACCATTCCGTTTGTCGGGACGGCAACAGCATCCGGTTTGTTGCGGTTGCGCTATGACGGCGACCCTATTGATTTTACAATTGCAAAAGATGCAACGGCGATTGATGTTGCCAATACACTGCGCGCTGCCTTTGGTGTAAATACCGATTACAATTGGACAGCCGAAGCCGGGGCGGATGCAAATCTTGTTTTGACATTCCGGCATGTCGGTTTGGTCGGTAATGACTGCCGCCTTCTTATTGAAAAATTGCCTGCCGGGATAACGGCGACGTTGCCTGATGATGGCTATTTTTCCGGTGGTGATGGTGCACCCTCGCAAACCCCGGCGTTTGTCGCGATGGGTGATCGTGAAATTCCCTATGCTGGCTTTCCGTTTACGGATGCGGATAGTCTGGCGGCATGGGATGAAGAATTTAACAAGCGATGGTCGCCACAACGCATGGTGTATGGTAAGGCCTTTACTGCGGTGTCTGGTACGATTTCAGAACTTCAGACCTTGGGTGTCGCCTTTAATTCACCTTTCGTGGTTCGCTTTGGCAGCTATGGGTCCGGTAGCCCGGCTTATCTTCGGGCCGCGCGGGGGCTTGGGCGCTGTGCCGGTGCCTTAACTGGTCACCCGGTTCGTCCGCACCACTATCTGGAATTTGTGGGTGAAGACGCCCCGGATTATAATGATCAGTTTAAAGATGGTGATCGTAAAACCCTGCTTTATTCAGGGATTGCGCCGACGAAGACCATAAATAATACAGAAGTCATCGACCGAACAATTACGTCTTATCAGAAAAATGCGGCTGGCATTTCGGATACGGCATGGCTTGACGTACAGACCGTTGAAGATGTTGAGGTTTTGGCGCAATTACTTCGTGCTGAAATTGAAAAGACCTTCATTATTCCTCGCCTGATCTTGGTGGATAACGGGACAAAAATTGCAGATGATGTCCCGCATACGACGCCCAACCGGGCTCGCAATCACTTGATCCAAAAATATCGTTTTTGGGAACGCCAAGGGCTTGTGGAAAATATGGAAGAATTTGTTCGTCGACTGATTATGGTGCGTGATGAACAAGATCCGACGCAGATGTTGTTTAAGTTTCCGCCTGATCTGGCGAACCCGCTTATTCGAATGGTTGGTTCAATCGGCTTTTCCCTGCAATGGCCTGAAACGTTTAAATAAGAAGGAGTTTTCAACATGAGTGTAAAAGCGGGTTGGAAAAAACTGGTCGCGCCCGATGGGCAGACTTTCTCAATCGATCCGAGTTCTGTTTCGACTAACGTTCAGGACTTTATCCGCGAAAGCGTCATGGGCGGCGAAGGTCGCATCGGTGATTCAGAAAAGGCGCAAGCCTGTTTTATCGAATGCGATGTTATCTTAAAGGCCGGCCAAAAAACGTCTGCCCTTTGGCAAGATGGTATTTGGCAGATTGAGGGCCGTACACGGACGGTTGCCTTGTCTGAGGATGCGGGTTACGTCGGTGATGGTACCCTTGGTGATGGCGATAAGATCAAGGTGAAGTATGAATCAAACTCCGCTGAGGAGGTGTTCGTATAATGGCTCAGAAACTTGAGATCCCTCTTGCCAAGCCGATCAAGTATCCTGACGGTGAAGGCGACGGCGCGCCTGTAAAAACGGTTAATTCTTTACTGATGCGTGAAGCAACAATGAGTGATTTGTCACATGTTGTCTTGGGGAATGCGCCGATTTCAAACTATGCGGAAGTTGTCGCGCGCTGTTGCCAAAACGTTGCTGCTGAATTTGTGCGAGGTGGCTCGGGTCGTAACGCCGGGTTATTTACCAACTGGGTGGTTGGGCAATTCCTAAGTGCTGAAAAAGGGGCAAAGGTACAGGGTATGATCAGTGATGATGAAATTACCCTTTTTGCTCATGTTGAAGTAAAGAAAAAGGCCAACGGACAGACTGAACAGGTCAAGGTTGCCAAGTTGAAAATGCGCGAACCCACGATCGAGGAAGTGGGTTTCATCCCTTCCGAGGTTGTGACAATCGGGCATTATCTTGAATTGGCAGCAAATTGTGTATCCGGTGGTGTGCCGGAAAACGCCGTTCGCAAATGCAGTGCTGAAAACGCATTGCCCATTATAGCGTGGGCAGCAAATTTTATCGGCGCCGCCCCGGAGATTGGCGCGATCTAGCTGGCTTGCTTATGGCGAACCACGGTTGGTTGCCTTCCGTGGTTCGTGCCCTGCCGCTTTCTGATTTTTTCTTTGCCCTTGAGCAAACTCTAAAAGTTAACGAACTTTCTGCAAAACGTATGCAAGGAATGCTGACAAATGGCCGCCTCTAAGCAATATGCTGTTTCCATGTTAATCAAGGCGGACAACCGCGTTGGTGGGCCTGTGAAAAGTGCGATCGGTCAGTTTAACAGGCTTGGCAATAAGGTCGCGCACGTTTCGCGGATGGCTGGGTTTCATAAGGTCGGTGCGTCTGTTCGCGGGCTTTCCGGTGATGTGATGCGTTTGGGTGGGATGGTTCGTTCCAGCATGGCCCCGCTTTTGGGCCTTGGTGGCCTTGCGTCCGTGGGTGGATTGGTCGCCCTGACAAATTCAACTGCACGATCTGGTGATGAATTTGCAAAGCTGTCCACTCGTTTGGGGATGACTTCTGAGCGTTTGCAGGGTTTGGCTTATGCAACAGACCGCAACGGTGCAGGTTTTGAGCAATTCAAGACCGGCATGCGCGATCTGGCTAAAAATATTGGCGAGGCCTCAGCAGGTACAGGTGAAGCGCAAGCGGTTTTTAAATCGCTTGGCATTTCTTTAACCGATGCATCGGGGCGCGTTAAGACATCTGAAGAAGTTTTTCTCGAGCTGTCGGATGTATTGCCGAAGATCAAAGATGCCTCTTTGCGCCTTGCAGTTGCCCAAAAGGTAATGGGCGAAAGCGGTGGCGTTATGGTCAACACTTTGATGCAAGGCAGGACAGAGATTGAACGTTTAATCAAGGAAAAGCAACGTCTTGGCGTAATTACCAATGCGCAGGCCAAGTCATATGAGGAGTTTGTAGATTCTCAAACACGGGCATCCAGTGCCATTCAAGGTATGGGGTATTCAATTGTCAATCACCTCATGCCATATGCTGGTCCTGCTATTGATCGTTTCACCGATTGGATCGTCACCAATAAAGAATTTATTGGCCAAAATGTTGGCGGGGTTATTGAACGGATAGGCACCCGTCTGGAAGGTGTTGATTGGCAGGGTGCGGTTTCCGGTGTTGCTGATTTTGTCAGTTGGACGGGGAGCGCGATCCAGTTTATCGGCGGATTTGATAATGCCTTGATGTTGGGTGGTGCAGTGATGGCCGGGCCGTTTGTTGCTGCAACGGCGCAAGCTGCATGGGGTGCGCTTAAGCTTGCCGGTTCTGTCGGTATGGCAACAGCGAATGTCGTAAGCTTTGTTGCGGTTCAGTCTGTAGGTGCCGTGGTGTCTTTCTTTCAGGCCGTGCGTTCAGGTGTAGGTGTCGTCCATGCGCTTAATTTTGCCTTAGCAGCGAACCCTGTTGGTGTTGTTATTGCTGGTCTAACGGCTTTGGGTGCCGTTGGGTATGGGTTGTACAAGCACTTTAAACCGTTCAAGGACTTGATTGATACGATATGGGGCGGGATTAAAAACCTCGCTTCTGTCGCGGGCGATTGGTTGCAAGATGCGCTTGGTGTTGATTTCTCGGCATTCGATGATGTCAAGAAAGGGGTGGCGTCCGGCATTAATATCGTGACGGGGCAAGGTCCTGCGACACCACCGGTGCCCCCGTCATTTAAACCGCCGCCCGGCGGTGCGCCTTCTGGTGTGGCGTATGCTGATCAATATCTTGCGCAAAATATGGCTGGAACTGGGGTTGGTGCTTATCCTTTAGGTCCGGGTAATCGGAAACAGGATCCGGTTTCGGGTTATGCGAATAATCAGGATGGCTTGTCTCCTGTCACACCGAATTATGGTGATTTAACAGCACTTGCGCCGGTTACACAATCGGCACCGACTGCGCAGGAAATTACCGTTAAACTTCTCGGTTTTCCCGAAAATACCGAGGTTGATCATAAATCGGATGGTGGCAGCTTGACGGCATTCAATGTTGTTCTTGATACGGGTGCTTCGACAGTAGGTGGTGCGTGATGAACGAGCGGATTTTAGGTGTAAGTATTCTTAGCAATGTAGATGACGTTATCGGTAATTTGACGGATATCGAATACAAACATCTTCCATTCGTCTTGCAATCAACAATGAACGAAGTTGCGTTCGAGGCCCGCGACGAGGTTGTGCGCCATATGGATTATAAATTTACAATCCGGCGCAACTGGGTGAAACGTGGCGTACGTGTTGAGAAAGCGACAAAACAAAAGATGTCTGCAAGAATTTATACGCTAGATTGGCTCATGTCTTATATGGAAACGGGCGGGACGGTTCGCCCGTTAAAGAGCGATTATTTATGGATCCCGACATTGGCTGCGCGGCGTGGTGATTCTTTTGAAGGTGTTTTAAAGCCGGGGATGCGTCCAAAGCTTATCCGGCGATGGATAAGCAATGAACAAGAGGGTAAAAAGCGACGACGCAAAAAAGCAGGAAAGGGCAAATATAAGAAGCCGCGCCCTTTTATGATAACTGGCAAGTCCGGCAAAAAACTTGTTGTTGTTCGCCAGTTTGCTGATAAGCGTTTACCAATAATTCCGTTGTACGTTCTTGCAAAGCAGGCGCGGCAATATGCGCGATGGGGGTTTGGTGAGACGGTTGACGAGGTCATCGCAAAACGCTTTCGCCCAGTATTTTTTAAGAATTTCGAGAAGGCTTTAAGGACCGATAAGACAGGTCCTAAAAAAAGCCGATATCTGAGTTATATGGCGGAGCATGGCGGGAATTCTTCGGTTGTGGATGCTATGGCGAAGTCATCATCCGGTTTGCCGTCTTACTCAGGACCGTTTTAAGCGTTGTCACATTTAACGCTTATTCGGGACTGTAATGGATAATGATCTGTGCAATTTTTGTACATGTTTTTTAACTTATATAAGGTCGTAACTTATTAAGGTTACGATCTTTTTGTTTGTTAGGTGCATTTTATGGCGTGGTATGAGGATTTATCGTCAACAGTAAGTTGGCGGGGATTGAAAATTTATTATATCAGTCGTGAGCGCACCTTTGGTCGCCGTGGAACCACGGACGAGTTTGCGGGAAAGAATAAGCCGAGCGGTCAGGATTTTGGGCGAAAGCGCAAGGTATTCACATTCCAGGGGTTTGTGTTAGGGCCTGATTATATGGCGGCGGCGGATGCTATTGAAAAAGCATGCGATGCCGACGGTGCCGGTATCTTCCGTGATTTAGACGGCAAGTCTTGGAAAGTAATTTGTCGCAGCGGCAAGCGAATTGAGACGATCAAGGAAAAGGGCGTCGCCCGGTTTTCTTTCCAGTTTGAAGAAGCTGGCGACGATGATCTGACGATCCGCGAGGATACGGCAGCAAATCTTTTGAAGGCAGCGGATGCACTTGATTTTGCGGCGGCAGATATGTTTGCGCAAAACTTTCAAACGGAAGGTTTACCTGATTTTGTGAATGATAGCGCCATGGTGACGGCAAATCGGTTTGGTGTCGCCGTTAAAGGCCTGGCAAGGTCTTTGCCTCAATTAGTCGATAGTGAGAACCCGTATATCACGTCAATTTCTGGCGGGGTGCAGGCTTTCTCGCAATACTTGGAAACAGGCGGGTTGCAGGGCCTGGGGGAGCAATCTTTAGGCGTTGTTCAAACGGTAAGCCGTGGGGCCTATACCAGATTTGGGGAAGGCGATCCGTCTCTTGTTGCGAACAGTTTGTTATCTTTTGCTAAGAAATCTTTCGCCATTGATGAGGGGACGTTGACACCACAACGTCAACAGCAACGGTTAAACGGGTTTTCTTTTGATGTTCTATCAAAATCAGCATGCCTAAGTGAAACCGTTCGCGCGGTTTGCGTTGAAAGTTTTGATAGCGTCAACACCGGCGAGTCCAGAAAGACGGATGTGTTTGATTTGATCGGTGGTGTCCATCGTGATGTTGGCGGTGATGGAGCCGTTCGGTTGTTTGATGATCCGGTTTATGCGGCGACAACGCAGGTCGGTTTAGCATTGACACGCCATATTGATAATAAGACCGGCGGACTGCCCAGTATTGTGCGTCAACCGCTTGGTCATGCTGTACCAGCGGTTGTTGCTGCCTTTGAAAAATATGGCGATGCCACCCGCGTTGTGGATATCGAAAGACGTAATAGCGATTGGTCTGAACCGCTGTTACCAGCGAATGAGGAATTGGAATGGCTCAGTTCTTGAACAGTGATGTCGTGATAAAGTCTGATGGTGTCGAAGTTGAAGGCATCCAGCAAATGACTCTGGATATCAATATTGATGCGATCGCGTCGCGGTTTTCGTTGAGCTTTTCTGCCCGTCCACCCCTTGGAGATCATGCACCGCTAGAAATATTTTTGCATGATCAATTGCGGTTGACGGGGTTTGCCGAGGCTGATGTCGGTGGTGAAGATAAGGACAAAGATAGTTTCACCGTTTCAGGTCGCTCAAAAACAGCGGATTTAATAGCCGGTTGCGTTGTGCATGACAGCGGTGAGTGGCTCAACCAAGACCTTGCGGGAATTGCAAGAGATATCGTTGCGCCGTTTGAAAGTCGGTTGTCTGTACGGGGCGGCGTCGGCGCGCCGTTTTCAACGTTCAAGGTATCGACAAGTGAAAAGGCACAAGCGGCCTTGCGGCGATTGGCGGACAATAGAGGGTTGGTCATTCGTGATACCCCGCGTGGAGATGTTTTGATCAGTTCTCCGGTTTGGAGTGAGGCGACAAGTGGCCTTATCCGCCGTCTTAAAAAAGATGCGTTTGATCACAATGTTTTGCGATCAAACGTTAAGCGCGACAATTCCAAAAGGCACGATGTTGTTATCGTGCGTGGACAATCGGAAGGGTGGGACCTCGGGTCAATCCAGATTGAAGGTCGGGCTTATGATAAAAATATCAAGCGTTATCGTCCGTTGATTTTGTCGGCCAATAAAGGGGTTACAAAATCGGATGCCCAAAATCTTGCAGAATGGGAGGTTGCCCGGCGGTTGGGCGAGGCCTTGACATGGCGGGGCAAGGTTCGTGGATGGCGACAAGGCGAAACAGGTAATTTATGGGATGTCGGTTATCTTGTGCCTGTTCTTGATGAAAAGTATGGCGTCGATGCCAGGTTGTTGGTTACGTCTGTTTCTTTTCTGTTATCGCCGGGTGAGGGGGCTGTCACAGAGTTGACGTTGCAGCCGCCGGATGCCTTTTTACCTAAGCCGATGATAACAGAAACAGGCCCATCCACACAACCGTGGGCAAGAGTGGCTGCGGAGGTTCAGGCGGCAAATGTCAAACAGTGATTATCAGGTGCGCGCGGGCCGAATTTTTAAGGGGATTGTGTCGCGAGTGGCCCATGCATTTGGCTTGCAATGTGTGCAGGCGCACGGAATGCGTGGCAAGTTGTTACAGTCCATTGTTCATGCCATGCCGCATGGATTCCGGTCATGGGTAAAGCCTGTTGACGGGGAAGGCAAAGGGGCTGGGGTCCTTATGATTGAGGTTGCCCCGGATTTGGTCATCTCTATTCCGGTGGGTGACCCCCGTTGTGAGCCGGAATATGCCGAAGAAGATACGATCATTTTTGATTATCGGGGCCAGCATGTGCGTTTGCGGGACGACGGTATCCATATTAAGGGGACGAATATTTACTTGGATGCGGGGGACGGCGTCGTTCGTGCATCGGGCCGTGGAATTGAACTGCATGGCAAGGAATACATCCAAGATGATATCGCGGGATTTGGAAAGCGGCGAACTCATGTTGGCGGCAATGAGTTTTGGGATGACACGTATGCACTCGGCGCTGTTGTTGATGGTGTCGATCATGGGTTTACGCCACCGACTATCCCTACCGATCACCCTGTTTATTAGGTGTTGTTATGACGGAATATATTATTCGCCCCGGCGAGAATAGTTTTGAAGTGCTTGGGGTTACCCATCACCTTGCTGGCGGTGATGGCGTTGCCGGTCTTGCTTATTTGTTGTTGTTTACATGGCGAATGGCAGAGGAAGGCGACGAGATCCCCGATGGTATAACAAGTCGTCAAGGTTTTTGGGCGGATCCGTCTTTGGGCTGTAAGTGGTGGATGCGGGTTCGACTGATTTGTAACGATGATAGTTTGCGCATCATCAAGCAAGATGCCTTGGATGCGCTTGATATCCTGCTGCAAAAAAAGATTGTTTCAAAAATTGTCTGCGAAGTGTGGCGTCTCGATGCGACGGTTGGGTGTATTAAAATTCAATTGGTTGAGCCGGACGGACAAACCAGCAATCTAATTGTCGAAGATATTTGGAAGGTTGTGCGTGAAGATGTCAAATAACGGTATTCCTCGACTTTCGGTTTCCGAGGTCGCTCAAATAGTGGACCTCGCTTATGAAGATAGCGGGTCAGACCTGCTGGCCTTGGGTGTGGGGCAGGCAAAGGCCTTTCATTCTGTTGATCAGGAAGTGGGGCGGCTTTTTGCAAATCATATGTCAAACCTTTCAAGGGAGGCCTTCCCTTGGTCGGCTGTCCATACCGCGCCGGAATGGGGGGCTTTGTTCAATACGTTTTTAAAGGATTCCTCATGTGCGACCGGACCTGTGATTTTGTATGGGTCCGATGGTGTAGAAATCCAATTAAACACAGTTGTCCAAATCGGTGTGGTTCAATACCGGGTGACTGCCGAAAAAACGATTGTTGGCGGCGAGGTGTCCCTTGATGTGATTGCACTTTCACCGGGGTTGTCTGGTAATTTTGTTGAAGGGACGGTTGTAAATCTCGTCACGCCTATTGCTGGTGTTGACGTATCCGGTGTTGTTGGTCCGGGTGGTCTTGTCGGCGGTGCGGATACTGAGGAGCTGGTTCCTTTTCGTGATCGTACGGTTGCAAGTCTCCGTGTAGCGCCGGGCGGTGGAAACGATGATGATTATGTCCGATGGTCGCTTGAGGTGCCGGGTGTTACACGCGCTTGGACGGATGCCCACGGGAACGGGGATGGCACCGTTGTTGTCCGTTTTATGATGGATGAGACGTACGCGAATGGTATCCCGACAGAGGCCGACGAACAGGCAGTTTTGAATTATTTGCGTCGCCATTGGGATGACAGTTTAGGTCGGTTTATCGGGTATCCGGTTCATATGGACGGTAAGGTTTATGCATGGGCGCCTGTTGCGAAACCTTTAAATTTTGAAATATCGGGGCTTGATCCTGTAACGGAAGCTGTAAAGGCTGCGATTTCAGCACAGTTAAAAGATTTAATCCGTCGCGAAGGTTCGCCGGGGGCAGCAATTCATCCGTCATGGTGTTGGGAGGCGATATCGTTGGCAACAGGGGAGCGTAAGCATGTCCTAACGTTCCCAACGGATCCTTTTACAACGCAACGCGGTGAAATTGTTACGTTTGGTGGGGTGAGTTATGCCGCTACCTAAACCGTATGGCGAAGAAGGGTGGTTGCAGGTTTATCGGGCGTTGCTGCCGACGGGGCCGTTTTGGGATGCATATTGTTTGCCCGGTGGGGAAGGTGAGGGGGTATTACGTGGTCGTGCAAAAGTTTTTGCGGCCTATGAATCGCGTTTGTATCTGTTGTTGTCTGAGTTGATCCCGAGTGGCGCGGTGCAGAGCCTTGCAGCCCGAGAAGGCGAAGCGGGGTTGCCGAGCTGCTGTAGCGCATCGATATCAGAAAGTCTATCCGCGCGGGTTGGCGAGGTTGTCTCCGTCTGGAATGGTCGGGGCGGTATTCATGCTGATTATTATATCGAATTGGCAGCGGGGTTTGGCGCTGTTGACAGTACGGTCACAGCCTTCAACGCCTATACCTGTGAAATGGATTGTGAGACTGCCGTTTTTGATGAAAGTTGGCACAATGTTTGGCGATTAAACGCGCCGGAGGTTCCCGTTTATGAATTGTCCTGTGAAAGCGGTTGCGAAGAACCTTTGCGATTGTGGGGGAATGAGCGGCTGGAATGTGAAGTTAATCGAAAAAAACCGTCCGGCACGCATGTGTTTGTCGGTTATGGAGGATAAAAAGTGGAAAGAGTAACGCGATCAAGCGCCTTGACCGAATTGCCAGCCCGCCCGGATACGGAAGGTGCCTCGGGGTTTTTTGGGCCTGGCGATAAAGCAACCGGCACACCGGCCACTGTGCCGGGGTACGAATGGTTCAACATGGTGCAGGAAGAAATCGTCAACGTTGTGAAAACTCTTGGCGGTATGGAATTGAATGGAAATGCCTCCGATCAGATGGCGCAAGCTATCGCTGACGCGATTGCTAATGCATCCCCTGAAAACTTCCCATGGAGTGATATTACAGACAAACCTTTGGTTTTTTCACCTAGCGCTCATGAACACGGAATTGAAGATATCTCTACACTACAGGATGCTCTTAATTCTAAGGCTGCATTCAGTCATTCTCATTCTTGGCCTGAAATTCCAGGCAAGCCGTCAACTTTTCCTCCATCGGCGCATAACCATGATGATATTTATAGACAGCTAACTGAGAAGATACAGACATCGGATATTGAAGATGCTGCTATTACTAAAGAAAAAATTGCACCGGGTCTCTTGGATATTTCTTTAAAGTCCACACGCACAACCGCAGGCACATGGACAGTCCCAAATTTGACTGTAGGAAAGCCGATTTTCATCTTTTATAAAACAAAAAACTCCTCTAACAGTAGTAATTTTTACCTAAGCGTATCCAGTAGTAGTGCTTATGCATCTCCGTTTAATTCGGGTATCCCGGCTTACTATAGACAGGCGGTAGATGAGGGCGGGGATGGTTTCTCTACCGGCTCTTTTGTCTTTTTGCCAACTTCAACAACGATAGTGTTGGAGGTTTATTTATCAGGCCAACTGGGTGAACTAAATCTATTTCAATAGTCCAAGGAGTAAAATTTATGAAATGTTACGTATTGAAGACACCTGAAGGGTTGATCGCTATTAACTCAGAGACAGAGTTGTCTGTGGATGATAATTGTCGGGAATTCACGGAAGAAGAATATCAAGCTGTTGTTGAATGGGATCAAGATATCACTAGTGTAGGTAATGTCAAAACAACCGTTACAGGTCAAGATTTGGAAACCGCCACAATTCTCTTTCATGATCTGAGTGGGGCAGAAAAAGATGAGATGTTCTTAAAAAGAATGGAAACGGTTTTCACCGAAATTGATTTTCTCGCAGAAAATATGCGTGGTCGATATATCACCCCCGGTGCCGGTCAGGCGTTAGCTTATCAGGCTAAGACCGAAGAGGCTAAGGCGTTTCAGGGTGTGGTTGATCCCGTTGATGCTGATTATCCACATTTATATGAAGAAGCACTGGCAACATCTTCAACCGTTGCCGAGGTGGCAGCGCTTGTATTGTCCACCAAACAGAGTTGGACGCAGGTTTCTGCAAAAATCGAAGGTGTGCGGCGCGGGGCAAAGAAGGCTATGAATTCTGCGAAAAGTGTTGCAGAAATCGATCAGGTTTTGTCAAATATCGTTTGGCCGGATTTGCCGAAGGATTCAAGTGATGATTGATCCTTTATCTGTTGTTGGTGTCGTCCTTTTATCGGCACTATTATATCGTTGGCCACGCGGCGGCGGGCCTGTGGATTTTGGGTCATTTATTGGTGCAACGATTTGGGCGCTTGGGACGGCTTGTTTTATTGCTGTTCTATTTGCGGATCCATTTGCGCTCGTTTTGGGTATCCCTCTTATGCTGGGGGAGGCCCCCAAATGGTCGCAATGGTGGCCCAATAGACCTGATGGCGGATCGATATGGAAACTGTCCTTGCGCGGATGTCTTTTGTTAAATCCGTTTATGGGTCTTTTTTATTTTTGGTTCTATGGCCAACGTCATCGATTGCGGCGGTTTGGGGATTTTCTTGATGGATGGACGGCCTATGCCGAACTGGCCTGCGGGGCCGTAACGGCCTCGTCCTATATCCTTGTATGGCTTATATGGCGGTCAATCTAAATAAGTAAATAGCAAGTCGCTGGTGCGGCTTTTTTTATGCCTGACACGTATTTGGGGTGTGGCTCTGTGTCTGACGATAAATTAAACGAGCGGGTCGCAGCCCTTGAGGCGCGGATGGATGAGCAACAGCGCCAAAGCCGTCGGCTTTTTTTGTTGGTGGATGAGGTCAAAGCATTACTGTCAGAAATTGGCAAGGGATTGGCTGTCAATATCGCTGCCGATAAAATCCGTTTTCGAGAGATCGACGGTGTCGGTGAAAAGCTTGATCAGGTCATTGCAAGTCTCGCGGCAGTCAGTAAGTCGCAAGAAGATTTTGAGCGGCGAATTGACAACCTCGAAAACGTGTCGCGCGCCTATGTCCGCGTGATTGAAGTTATCGGTTTTTTCTCGTCCCCCATGGGCCGACGACTTGCCAAGTGGTTTTGCGTTATTTTGGCGGGTCTTTTTATATTTTTCTTCGATGATGCCCGAATGGCATGGAACGCCCACACCAACCGATCAACGGTTGTGCAAGAGGTCCCGAAGTTAAAAGACGAATAAATTTTAACAGTTGAATAGGAGGTTGTTTCAATGATTGAGGCAACGGTTTTTGGTGTGGTGCTGAAATTGATCAGCGCCGTTTTTGTTGTGATCAGTGCGGTTGGGGTCACCCGATGGCTGGATTATCGCACCGGATTTGATTTTAAGGAGTGGCTGAAAAATGCGCCTGATCATTCTAAGTCTGTTTATCTGGGTTGTCGCATTATCGGTGCCCTGCTTTGCTTCGCCCTCATTTTCGCTTAAGTACGATTTCCAATTCTGGAAATCGTCAAAGGCTTATTTACCCAGTGTGGATTGGCGGCTTTTGAAGGCGCAATGCTATCAAGAGAGCCGTCTTAAGGCGGATGCCGTGTCGCCGGTCGGGGCAATGGGTCTATGCCAATTTATGCCGGGTACGTGGGCGGAGGTGGAAGACGATTTGAACTTTCCGCCCGATGCCAGTGCCTTCGCCCCGGATTTATCGATCGAGGCTGCGGCATTTTATATGGCGCGGTTGCGTGGCATGTGGTCGTCCCCCAGACCGGAAGCCGACCGGCATTCCCTTGCCCTTGCGTCTTACAACGCCGGGGCAGGGCATTTGTTAAAGGCGCAGGCGTTGTGCGGCGGTGGCAATCTGTATGCGGAAATCATCCAATGTTTGCCCGATGTCACGGGGCGGCATTCCACAGAAACCATCACATACGTTGACCGGATTTGGGGATACTGGACCCGGCTGGTGATCGGTGGGGGATAGGTCAATGTTGAATAAAATATTTCTTGGGGCCGGGTTGGCCCTTGTTGCTGCGTGTGCGGGGTTGTTTTGGTGGGGCAGTTCAAAGGCCGAAGATGCCGCCAAGTGGGAACAAGCCCATTTGGAACTGCAAACAGTCAATGCGGAATGGCAAAGCCGCTTTGATGAGAAAACAGCGGAACTGGCGCGCGTGTCGGTGATTTCAACCGAGCGGGAAAAACGCCGCCAATCCCTTGTAAATGAAGCCGAAAGCCTTCGCCAAAAACTAAGGAGTTTATCGCGCCATGATCAAAACGTTTCTGACTACCTTGTGCGGCCTATTCCTGTTGGTCTTCTTGACAGCTTGCAGCAATACGCCGCCCCCGATGCTGGCCCCACAGCCAGCGAAGCAATTCCCGCCCGACCATTGGCTCTTGAACTGCCCGGTCCCGATGGTGCGGGGAAATCTGACTGAGGACCTGGTCCTTGCTTACACGGGGGCCGTGGATTCATTAAAGGCCTGCAACGCAGACAAAGCGGCGTTGCGGGCATGGGTAAAGGAGGATTTGCCATGATCCAAGGGTTTGTGACGGCATGGTTTGCCAGTTGGTTGCGATGGTGGGGTGTGGATGTCTCAGCCCCATTCCATCGAACGGGCGCGGCGTTCTCATAAATATATCAGGCCTTTGCGCCTCAAACAGATAAAGCCCCGGCGCGTTGGTGCCGGGGCTTTTGTCGTTTATGTATTCGAAATATTGTTGGGGCCGTTCTCAAGTAGTTTTGTAAACGCAAGCTGCGATAATGTGTGCCTTTGAGGTTTTTGCATCGTGCCGTTTGATATCTCGGATAAGTCAAATGTGACAGTTCCCGAAACAATCTTTCGCCCCGCCACTGTATCTGGCGTCGCAGATTTGATTTGAATGGCGTGGGATAGTTTTTTGAGGTCTTTGCCCCATGTGGTTAATTCCGTTTGTGGGGCATAAAGGATGTCGCCCTGACTGAAATTGAAAACAGGTGGTAATCCCCTTGTCCATTCTTTGCGGGGTGCCTTGCCTTTATGTTTGATTTCCTCCATCTTGATATCAAGCGCGGACTTAAAAACTTCTGGAACGCCGAAAAACCATCCTTTGACAAAACCGTTTTCAAAATCCAAATCAATTTCGAAAACACGTAAGTGTTCATTCGGCCATTCTTTTGGCTGTTGCCCGTTATTTTTGTCGATGGTTTCGGTAAGGATTTGGTCCGGGTTTTCATGGAGGATGTTATCTTTAAGTGTCTTGATCGTAAAAATGCGGTTCGTGACGAATGACCTGTTGCCGCTGCTTGTCTTGCCGTCAAGGCGTACGCGATATGTCCCGGCATTTGTTGTATATTCTTTTATTGATTTCAGGGTGAGTTTTCTTTTTTCAAGTACTCGGACTTGCGTTAAGTATTCGATTTCAAGTCGTTCACCTGAACATTCGCAAAGGGTGCGTGGCTTCAAATCGTCCATATCTGGAACATCGGCGTTCGGTTGATACATTGCATTTTGTAGAACGTGCGTGGCAAGTCTTTTCATGGTGCTTGTTGCGTCGGGGTCATCTTGTGCTTTGTTGGAAAAATCAAGTGCCTTTTGAATGTCAGACCCTTCAATAAGTTTGCGTAGCAAGACGAGATCGTCTTCGTTGCCGCTCACAATTTTATCAAATTCACCATGTAAAAGGGATTTCCGATGCTTGCAGGATTTGCCATTCTTTCCGGCGGGGCAGGTGCAAAAGGCTCTAAAGTTGACTGTGCCGTCTTCGAAGTGTTCACCTTCGAATGTAACGGTGTAGGGCTGTTTGGCTGAACCCTGAACTTGGAATTTAAGAGTCTGCATAGATGTCCCGTTTACTTGTTATGTGTGACAATTTTAAGTTTATCCTGTGGTAAATGGTGAGTTTAAGTCTAGAAAAAGTTGTGCTTGATTGTTTTTAAAATGTTTTGTATGGTGACGTCGTTCAGCTTTTGTGATTGGCATCGCTAACTGAATGCATATCAATAGGCGTTCGACACGCCCTTAATTAGTTGCGTGTTTTTTTATGCCCGAAATCTATTTTTCGGGATCTGCGGTCGGACGTTTGGGAGTCCTTCGGGACGCCGTTTTCCTATTGAGGCGGTATGCCAATCCTGAGCGTCCGGCCACCCGTCGATTTGGCATTCGACAGTGGTCGGTTAAACTTATTCAATAGGTGTTTGACCATGACTGTAAAAAACGGTAAGCCTCAATCCGGAAACGGGGCAGTAAGTGAAATCGATAGACTGGCTTTAATCAGGCTGCATTTAGATGGCGTCGAGCAAAAAACGTGCGCATTGTTTGATACGTTGGCGGCGTTCAGGAAGGCTTTTCCCGCAAGCGAAAATCCTGTATTGCGGCATTTTGAGACGTCCATTTATGATCAGTTGATTGATTTATCCGACGGTACAAAAGATGCAACACGATTGGTTGCGCGACTGGGTGAAGGGGTGAGCAAATGAGCAATGTCATTCCTTTTGAGTTCGAAGCCCATCAAGTTCGTGTCATCGATCTGGATGGTGCGCCGTGGTTTGTTGCTAATGATGTTTGTGGTGTTTTGGAGATAGCGAATCCTCGCCATGCATTGAGTAGATTGCAGGATGATGAAAAGGGGGTCACTACTAACGACACCCTTGGTGGGAAGCAAAAAACAAATATTATAAACGAATCCGGTCTTTATGCTTTGATCTTCACCAGCCGGAAAAAGGCGGCGCAACGGTTTCGCAAATGGGTCACGGGGGAGGTTCTGCCAACCTTGCGGCGCACAGGGTCGTTTGTTGTGGGTGGTTCACGTTCGGCCCCGGATGACAGCCTTGATCCGGTTGATGTGACACCCGCCAATCGTAAACTTGTTGCGGTCTGGACCAATTGCATGCGCGAGGTTCGATTAACCTTTGGTGAGAAAGCTGCGCGTGATTTTTACAGTCTGTCGCCCTTGCCCAAGGCAACCGGGCATCTTTCGCCGGGTGCCGAACTTATGGCACAGGACGGACAGGATTGTTTGCGACATTTGTTGTTGGCAAGTTTTACCCGTCGGGGGGATGTGTCGGTTGCAAGCTTGATCGAACAGGCAGCAATGGTTCCGGCGTTTGACAAATGCTTGCGTGAGGGTGGTATTCTGGTCAGCCCAACCGGATTTGAAGGATTTGTCGCATTTTCATTGGGGCACCCGCGCCTTGAACGTATCTTCGCCCTGACCGATTGGGCACCCGACTGGCGCACCCCATTGTTGACCGTTCGTGGCGTGACTGTTGAAAATGTGAATTTCAACAACACCAAAAAGTCGCGGGCAATTTTGGTGCCGCTGTTTGTGGTGCGTGAATTTGCATTTTAGAAATGGTGTGCCTTTAAACCTTTATGGCTATCTTTAAAAGTTGGTCGTGCTTGTCGGCCAACTCCCCGCCTGCCCCATAGGCTGGACGGTCGTATTTGTGCCCCATCAAGGATGCGCGGTATCTTACATCAATTTTTGCATTCAACATGCGTTCTTCGAAGCTGTGACGCAAGCTATATAGGCTGTGGTCGGTTGATGGGAAAAGATTGTTTTCTCTGAGGTACTTATTAATAACGGAACTTAGCTGAGTGTTTTTTCCTTTGTATCGATCGTAGCCTTTAGGCATGTGTTGAAATGCCAACAAGCTGGCCCCGACAAGGGGGATGAGGCGTTGCCTGTGTTTGTTTTTTAATTTTCTGATTTCGTTTGGTTGGATGTGGATATGTGGTATCTCGGCATCCAGAACGATATCTTCTTCCTTTAATCCGCACAGTTCATTCGGCCCTGCGCCGGTATCGGCCATTGCGAAAAGGGTCCATTTTGCCTCGGGGTTCAATCCATTTAGATTATCATGGTTGAGTAAAACGTCGGTTATATGACTAACTGAAAAATGTTTGCGATTTGAAAGGCCGTCGTCTCGGAAACTTAAGCCGTCAAATGGCGTCTGTTGTGCGATCCGCAATTCATCAAACAGTTTTTTATATATCGTCCTGATATGGGTTAAATCTTTATTTGCTGAGTTTGCGGTTAAGGCTTCATCGTCCAGTCGATCGTCCCAATAATCTCTAAACGATAAGGCATCGGCCCATGTGACCTCAAGGAATGGTTTGTTGCCAATGACGGCTTTTAGATTCTTGATGGCTTTCTTTTTCGGGTTTTTCCATCGCCGCAATTGATCTTCATTCTTGCCCCTTTGCTGGTCCTTAGTAATCTCGAAGTATCGTTCCAAGGCTTCATCCAGATGCATTTCCGGTTTTTCGATGCCACCGGCAAGGGCGGTGACAAGTGGTTTCTTTTCGATGCCTTCGGATTTGATCGTCATCATGCGCTTGACGATATCTTTGATTTGCCCTTCGGATATATCGGAGGCTGTCATGTACTGAAAGCCGTAACTGGTGGCGATGTCCATCGCAGCTTCGTATCGTTCGCGCGCGATATCGCTTTCGCCTTTTTTTAGGGATTCCCAATATTGCTCAAGCTGATCGTCCATTGCTTTACTTTTCTTTTCTGCAATGGCGAGTGAGTCCGTTTTCAGGGAGCATTTAATTGATTTTCTCTTATCCCATTTTGAGTATTTTGTCGGTACTCGGCGGCGGTATTCATAGTATGAACCGCGCTTGTGAAAATGTGCCAT